TGGTACCTTTCTTCAACTTTCAGCAGGGCTACCATAGCCTCTTCCGGGTTTTCCCCATCGTCCAACGCGGCCACGACCTCATCTTTATAGACGAGACTCCCGTCTTCGTTGCGGGTCGGGTAGGCCGGAATTTCATCCTCGAACATCGCGCGTAGAGCTTCCACTGCCCGAGCTTTGATCCAATCTGCTGTAACCTCGTGGCCATCCACGTTGGGATTGCTCAATGGCAACCAGATACTGTGGTTTATCAGAGGCAGCACTTTACTATCTGCATCACTGGGGTCCCTCAGGGCAGCACACCTGAGTTGTAGAGTTAGGGTACCGTAATAGTCTCCCTCTTTTTCGATCACACCGCGTTCTGCCTTTTGCACCACCAAGTAATGTAGTCCAAGTGGTAGGGCCCGTCTTGCTGCTCCACTACGGACCTGGGGATCTGTAAATTTCAGATCTGTTGCTTTGGGAATGAGCCTACTCATGCGTTTTCCTCCAAAGGGGTTATGCCCCTTTTTGTTGTAGCCCCATGTTCGGGGTTTAATCAATCATTTTTTGTTTGGCTTTCGGTTGTATCAATCCATTCAAGTAGTATTCTGCCGACTTCTTCCTCCAGTTGTTTGAGCTCAGTAATGCATGCCGCAACAGTAAGCCCGTCATAACGCCCGTGGTTTTCTAGCTCGTGTACTCTTCTGTCAAATAGCTCCTTTACACTATAGAGCAGGATGCTAAAAAGAGGGCTACTCGTCGATTTTACTGCGGCCATTTCTTACCTCTTCTACCGGGGCTCGAATAAAAGCACCTGAACATCGGTTAGTGGTTTAACAGCTTCCTCAATGAGTTCTCTCACTTTTTGCCACGACAAGCCGCCGCAACCGCAGCCAAGTGCTGGTATAGCTACCGACCCAATCTTTAACCTCTGGATCTCAGGTACTAGGGATCCAAGACCGTCGCGCACAAACTCAATGCGAGATTTATTGGCCCAATGTTTTTTTGTTGGGAAGTTGATTATATAGTAGGGCTTACTAGTGCTACCTGTTCGGTACACAAACATTTGACCCAATTCCAAGTTGCCTGCAGTACACTCCCTCTTGTACGCCGCAAAGTTACCTGGGAACGCAACCCTGAACTGGAGCGCGATACCCTTGCCCATGACCCCCACTGTGTTGACGGCGTTGACTAGCGCGTCTACCTTGGCCTCCAGCAAATTGCCATGCACAATCTCAATCATCGTTTCCCCCGGTTTATTATCCTCAAAATCTCTCGTAGGTTTGGAGGGCTTTGGCGGTCCGGTATCAAGCCCTCGAATCGGTTTTTGCCCTCGTAGCCCTTAGAGTCGGCCTCCAATCCAAACAAAAGCTCGCGTTGGAATTTTTTGTCTCTCGGGCCCCGCTTGGCAACTACAGCAACTTGCAACGACGCGTCCGTCTTGTAAAACTTCGGAGCTTGCCCTATCAGGTCGGGGACGATCTCTCCGCCGCCTGGGAGCTTAACGACGGCGTCTTTATCGCCCTCGTTTGCCTGGCGGCCATGGCACATATAGCAAATGTGCAAGTTTGTACCTTTGATCATCTGCGAAAACTCAACATGATCCAAAAAATTCAAACGGTAGGCTTCAAACTTGTTGGGGCTGCCTTTGCTCGCTTTGACGTTCTGCGCGAACATAAATCTGTCCAGACCGGTCAGGTCAACCCCGACCTTTAAATCGGTACTCCAGACACTGGGCAGAAGTAAAAACTCGATGAACTTGTTTAAAGCATATCCGATCGACTTGCCTTCTGCCAGAGCGCGCCCGAACACAAAGCGTCTCACGCGCATGTTGTTGTGCTTCAGCCCAGCCGATCCGAGAGAGTCAGCTTCTGCCAGGACCAAGTCTTCCATGTCCCGCATTTTCGGCTCTGGTCCAACCAGGTTCGTTCGGTAGTCCGAGATACTCAACCAGCTAAATGTTTTGCCGACTCCGGTCTTCCCCAATATGATAAAGACCCCTTGTTCATCTTTGCCGGAGTCGCTGTAATCAACGTAATTCGGTAGGCCGTATGCCTTTGCCTCTGGTGTTTTACTGGCTGACGTTTTTTTGGTCTTGGTTGGGGGCTTTGCCATATGTTAACTTCTCCAATTGTACGTACTGCCTCAGTTCTCACTACGGTCGCACCAACTTTAATACCCCATACACAATTTGCTTACGTAGTACTGGCAAAGCTCGCCGGTATAAACGTTGGTGCATTCTGTATTGTGCGGATCGGGGGGGCTCTTTTGTAGGTACTGAGCGGCTGTATGTAATAGCGCTTGTAGCCTTTTTTCATCGTGCACACTTGGTGGCGGACAGACTAACGTCTTGTATTGGGGGGTACCCCCTCCAATCAGCATGTTGTAGATCAGCCCAGCCAGTTTCTTGCGCGGGTTTTCCAACTGCCAAATTAGGCAGTAAGCACGCTCTTTGATTGCTGTCGTGTGTTTATTTACCAATCCGGGACTGGGTTGCCAGTGAAACTTGTGATCCACTATATAATTACCAGGCGCAATATCGACATTGCGTAATTTGCTAGCGCGTTGGGCCTGCTTTTTATTGTAGTGTACTTCTAAGTCGATCTGGCCAGTGAGGTTTATATCGTCTGGTAGCCAAGCGGCTGAGCCCCCTGCGACTTCGTAGCGCCTCTCCACACCCAACACGGAAAATTCAGTGGGCGGAAAGGCCAAGCGGTAGTGCCGATACAAACGCTCAGCTGTTTGCTTGGCCAGAGGCGGCAATGAATATACCCGGCCACCTTCCGTCTTGTACATCAGATTTTCTGTTGGGAAATCTGATCTGTCTTTGTAGTATTTCGCCAATAGCCCATGGCCCGCTGTCCCCATCTGTGTAATATAGGTGCCGCTGGGTATTGCCTTTCCGCTCTCAGTCACCAAGTCGTCCAACCACTTTTTTCGAGGGCAGCGAAGCACACTTTTATAGTAACTAACCCCTCGGCCACTGCCCCCAGTAGACACTTTTATGATCTGTGGTCTTTCACGCATTTGGTAACATCTCCTCACGCTCGCTAATGATTTCCACTATCGCGCTGGCCGACTTCTCCTGACCGTGATATTTTCTCATTCTTATTGACACCACTTTACGCCCCAACCCTTCGGCCAGCCCCATGAGATATCTCATACTCACGCGCTTCCCGCTGGGCGGTACGAAATATGTCCTCCGTATTACCTTCTGCGATTTCATTGCGTGCCGTCCTCCTGGATTATAGGCCATACTCGTCGGCCTGAATTCTGTTTGCCGCCGCCTCCCGCAGCTCAGCGAGCTCCTCTTTCTCGCTTCGTTTCCCCAGTAACCTCTTGCTAAATTTTTTAGACGTGGCACCTTTCCGGAGTAACATGCTCTGATCGTCTGATCTCTCCCGTAACTTAATGGCCACCGCCTCTTCGTGGGTGCCGCTAACCGCCAATATGGTAACATTGCATGCTCTATTAGCTCGCCTAAATCTTCCGAGCACCTGCTCCATATATCCCTGTGACCAATACAACTCGGCCAGTAGTGCTTGATCAAACCCGGCCAAACTGTTAATGCCCTCCCTGATACACCCCATGGTAACTACCAATATGCTTCTCGGCGCGTCTAATAGGTCTTGGATCATCCTGTGACGTTTTTTATCTGGGGACTTACCTGTCACTGCGTAGACTAAACAGTCACCGTGTTTGTTGCGCAGGTGCTGTGCCACCTCATTGCACGTGTGGTGAAAATATGTCAAGACACAAATGTTGTCTTGGGTACGTACCGCATTATCCACCCAGTCATAGGCAGCCTGTAGTTTTTGCGGTGTGAAGGTTGCCAGCATCTCGTCAGTGATATCACTCGGGTCTTTGGCGTTGGCGAAGAGTTTATCAATGGTCGCCGTGCTACGCTTGGCTTTTACCCATAGTGTGTTGAGCCGCCACTTAGGCATTAGATGCCCATACTCAGACATAGTCACTCTGTGGCTCACCAGATTTATCCGCTCCCGCAACTCCCTTACATGATCCTTGTTGAGACCTTTTGGCTCGCGGAATCCTGTATACTCGTTGAGTACCATATTGCAGTAACGCTCAGCGAACGTCCTATGGCCACCGTATCTAGTTGGATAAAGGCAGTGGAGTTGGTGCCTGATCTGATGTGGTCTAGTCATTATCGGCGTAGCGTCGAGCATCAACCGTGGGTTTCCCACATTATTTTCGAATATGCGAAACACGGCTTGGCTCTGAGCCGCTCTGTGGTTCATAACGTGGTGCGACTCATCGGCGATCACGAGGTCAAAATCCATCTGGGCGTAATACGAAGCGAGCCGATAGCTGACGACCGAGATGCCTGGGTTTTGCTCTATGGCGTCTGCCTTAGCTTCCTTGCCGGAGTGTATCACTTTTATTTCTGGGTGGCCCGGCCACCAGTCATCCGCCATGTCCTCCCATTGAGAGCAGACCATTCTAGGGGCGATGACTAAAGTTCTTGTTGGGCCTAATAGCCCCGCGTATTGGAGGGCTACTACTGTCTTACCCATGCCCATTTCATAAATTGGCATAAAGCCGTGCGACGGAGTGTTTACAATCCTGTGGATTGTCTCTGTTTGAAACTCAAACAGGCGAGGGTCCAGCTTTGGTAAGCTTACCGGTTTGCGCTCTATCTTGGGTGCTTTATCATGCACCGCATAACCTTCTTGCTCAGCGATTTTTGTGATTGGCCCAGTCATCTCTAAGGGCCCAGACCATTGCCCCCGAGCTATTTCGGGTGCGTAGCGACAACCGGGGACTTCGCTCCTGAGTCGACCTTGCAAATTGGTGTTGTACGGAAATGACAAAGTGACTAGGTCACTCCTTTGTGGATAGGATCTGATCACAAAATAGTTGTCGCTGCTTCTAGCCACTAGGTAATCCACTCAGTTATGGTTTCAGTATTTCTGTAATGGTCGGTACTCCTGCGTGTCTGGCGCGTCTGATCATGTCTCTCGTGCCTCTGGAGCTACCGTCCCATATTGCGATCACACAGTGCGCCTGCGTAAGCATTAGAGCATTCCTCAACATCCCAGCACGCGCTCCATGAGTTTCCCAATCAGCTTCAAAAACCCTAACAGGCAACCCTACGCTGCGCGCCCAGGCTTCGCCCATAGGATCCACCCCGCGCTTCGCGCCCCCGGAAATTATTCCGGTCGGGTTGAATTCGGACCGCCAAACTATACGATCAATCTCCTTGATCGTTGGGCGTATAGTACGGCTGCCTGCAATGATCACCCAACAAGTCCTTGGCGATGTGGCCCGCTTTGCAGAGGCGCTTAAACTAGCCGCCAGCGAGCTGGTCGAGTTCGTTGTAGGCGACTCGTCTGTTAGATGAGCCATCTTGCACCTTACACTATGCAGTGGTGCCCACCCACTTTGTCAGTAAGGTGGGCACTCGGTTTGCGTTACAGCGACTGGCTACGAGGGGTAGTTGACATACACTACACCTTCGGCCCCAGCAATCATGTCCAGCACTTGCTGGCGCGATAGGTTGACGTGCTTGACATTCCCGAACGTGTGAACGTGACACCCTCCTTCCTGGGCCGCGCCTGCTTCGACATACGTAATGCTGTCCGCGAAAACGCTTACGACCCCATCCTCTCCGGGGCCGAACTCACCAACCATAGGTAGGTGTAATACTACTCTTGCCATGTTTTCCCTCACTTCCTGTTAAGCTACCCTGGATCGGGCAGCAGTTGCAGCGAAAGCATTCACTCGGAGCTTTTACCGCACGAAAGCTCTTGCATGATTTGATCTACAGTCCCAGCAGACAAGACCCCATTTAATCTCTCATCGAACGGGCCCCTAGTGCGCAATGCTATGGAGCGGCAGATAGCTAGTACGGTAGTGTCTTCATGGCTTAGACCGCGCTCAGAGCCGATGAGATCACTTACACTTTCAAGGTTGGGATCGCTGCTTTCTTGGTCGGCCTTCTTACACGTTGTACAAACTCCGCTGGTGTACGGGTTATCGTACGTGCTAACCAGCGGGCCAAAACAATCTGAGCAGAGCATCGGCAGGAACCCGTTCTTCTCTATCGTTTCGCTTAGAGCATACCCATCGCAACACAAGCACACTACCCAAAACATACTACCGCTCCCTGATAACCTGTTCTACGTACGCCTCCACCCCCGCGACCGTGTCTTTGAGGTCTTGGTGGTGTTTCGCCGCGAGCTTGTTCAACTGTCCGTAGTTGACCCTGATCAAATCATGAAACTCTTCATGATCAGCTACAAACGTGATGAAAGCCTGCAGATCTGTAATCTTGGCCTTCCATCGATTGACCACTGTGATTGTCTCAGTGCAGGGCGCCGCTTTGACCATTTGGGCGCTTGCCCGTAGATCGGACGCCTTTTGGGCGTCGCCCTTCTTTTCCGCTCGTTTCGCTTTGCGTTCCAACGCGGTTTTTTCAGCCTTTTTGGATTGGGCAATGTATCGATCGCCGAGACCCCTAAGGTGAGTCTTGATCTTCTCATACGCCTTTATCCAAGGGGTGTAGCGCTCATCTATTTTGCGCTTCTGCCCTTTGATGTCTTCGAGCATGTACATATGCTCGTCTTGTACCTTTTTGATTCTGCTGTTGACCTCTTTGTAGGCTTCCCCCATACTTTGCCATTCATCTTCGGTGCGAATGATATCTACCGACATCCATTTGGTAATGTATCCATCTATCACTATTGGGCTCTTGATTTTCGCGATCTTGTTTGTCACCTTTGGCATCTTTGGCATCTTTGCTGTTCCTCCGCCACAACGTATAGCCTTTACGTTTTTTGTCGTCAAGTGCTTTCTACACTTTTTTGGTGCGGGTGAATTTGAGAGGCCTTTCCGGCACGATACTGGTTGGGCTGTCCAACCACTCATCCCCTATCTCTTGCATGCGCTCGGGCGAAACCTCACTAACCTTCGCAGCAGCTTTATCAACAGCCACCCAAAAGGCTCTCGCTTCCTCCGTACGCTCGTTACGGTACCCTAGCATCTAAGCCCTCTCGGTCGTCGCTTTCGATCTCAACATTCTGGTCGCTGACATCGCAATAGACGACAGCGGGCTTTTTATCTTCGCCCCAAATGTACGTACAGATGTGCCCAGACACGGCCTGTAATGCGGCCTCTATGGCCGGGTCGTCACAAGCTATGGGCTCGCGGCAAAGCTCTGCGGGAAGTTGTACCGTAAAGGCTATGGTCATCTCGCCCATCACGTCTACGTACTCTCCGGTGGCTTCCGGCGGATTGTGGATGGGCTGTGAGTGTAGACGTTTCCAGTCTTCTAGTTCCTTGCGGGCTTGGTCACGCTCATGCTCGGCCATTTCTATGTCATGGCGAAACGCCACAACGTCTGCCTGGTGCTCGATGGCCTGTGCCTTTAGGCGCGACACATCGGCCAGTGCCGATTCATACGCCGAAAGCTGCTCTGGGAAAGTCATTTCTGAAAACCGCATCTAAGCCCCCACCGTTTTGGCGCCTTCTAGCATGTCCAACCACTACTCCCCTATACCATCTAGCCAAATAGCGCAGAGTATGAGGATTAACAAACAAAATAGGCCAAAACACCAAAGCAAAATGTCAAACATCACTCCGACCTTCCAGTATGTCCAGGCACAAACGATCACTTGAGTGACACTCGTGGCTATCATGCACAGCAATTGCCCAGCTTGCCGTAGCCTCCTCCAAGCGCCGATTTGCATACTCGAGCAACTTACGATAGCAGTCACAACGGTGCCGCCAATCGCGAACCTCCTGCCATTGTTTATTCATGCCGCCCCCTGGGTATGTATCTATGACGTAACCACTCGTACTCTGATTCTGTGATTCGTCCGATTGATGTGGCGTCTGATGGGATCACCGGAGCCATAACCAGTAGACGCCACTGTTTATGATCTCCTGGGCCCTTGTGTTTCAGCCCCAGCGCGTGCCCAAGTTCGTGCGCTATGATCCTGACACGCTTTGTGTGATCCATTCCATGTTCGTCTGCCACGCTCGGATAAATATTGACGTATGCTCTGATCAAACAACCAGAGGCCCATGTCACTGGCAATATTATTCCCGGCGCGCTTTTTGACTTCGGGCCGTAGCCCGGCTCCTCAGTTACGATTATCTGCGGCTGATTGTTTTTGGCATTAACAAACTGGTCTATGGTTTGTACCTTAAATACTCCATGACCAACTTGCGCATTCCAAAATGCCGCTGCCGCTTTCACATGGAGCTGAAAGTTTGGTGAGACTCCCTCCAAAGGGACTACGTTGATCGGAGTCTCGCAGGCAGTGATCAGTAATACCACGAGTGCTGTTGTCATAGTCCTATCCCCCTTTTTGATTTGACATAGACCCATGCACGATCCCTCCGGATTGCTTTGGATCTGTTTATGCTCACCCCATCAGTCATACGCCGGTAAGATTTAAAATCCCTCATATCTACAAATTCTCCGCGCAACCAGCGTCTGATTTGTTCGGTCCGTTTTTGGTTAGGCACTTTGGCCTTCGCGGACCTTACATCCACATGATCAGCTAAACCTTCATCGACCATACTCCGAGCTAGGAGTATAGCCTCATCCAGGGTTTGGCAGCGGCCCAATTCGGTCGGCTCCTCATTCCCCGGGTAGATGATCCAATCGGCGGTGCTCATAATTCACCCCGCGCTTTCACACTTTGTCCTCATGGGTATACAGGACTGCGTTTTTCAAGACCTTGTAGGCCCGGTACTCTTTTGTGCAACGGTTGATCTCGAAGTCTTCTTTCAGGTCCGTAGTTCCCGGTTTGTATTCCATTATGACCCACGCATCTCCTGCGAGTTTCAGGCAGAGATCTCCGTCTTGATCTACAAACAGGGTCCCCGGCGGTATTTCAGATACGAGGATTTCGTTCTGGCTTGTTTCTGGTCTAACGATTTTCACGGTTACTCCTGAGTGATTTTTATGGTCCCCTGACGCAGGCCGTAGGAGACCATTACATAAGCGGCTACCGCCGCTTGGCGAGACAGTACATAGATGTACGTGCCGCAATCGGGACATATCATCGCATCCCCAGCTTCCGACTGTTCTAAATTTCCTGGCAGAGACCCTGGGCAGTCACAAGCACTAGGCGCCTCCGACTCGATTGCGAATGCACAGTCTTCATCGACACGAAAAAAATGCCAGCTTTTGCAGCCCCAGATCATCACTTACCCCAATAGTTACCAAGTAGCTCTACGTACTCTTTGATGCGAGTCTGGTCGAGGCGACAAGGCATGATTGCTACTTCGGCACTGTAAATATCTGGGCCGCCTATGAGTATCGGATCACTTGGCCCAGAAGCGTAGACCACGCCAACTCCCCCCCAAGCCTTGGCGTAATTACTATCAATCCAAGTAATTATGCAACTCTCCACGACTACCGGGTGGCGGCCATGCAATTGGATCTCGTTAACTATTAGTGCTCTATGATACTCGCATGGGCTTGGTATGCCCAGCATCGTTAGATCTTTTTTGTGTCTCTCTATAACTGGAGCGGTATTGGAAAGTTTGCAGATATACTTCCTGGCTATCCAGTGCGAGCTACCATACCACTCGCCGTCGGCAGACTCGTAGAGACGCCCACGGCACAGTGAGGCGTTTACTGTTACCCTTTTTTTACCGCGTGACATTACGTGTCCTCCTCTGGGGCGCAGGCCTCCATGCGGCCGTAAAATTCTATGGCGCCGAATAGTCCCAACTCTATCAGATCCTCAAGCTGGATCGGACCCACTAGAGTTTCCAGGTGTCTTATCCCACGGAAATGCGCAGTGCTGTACTGCTCCGCATCGTAGTAGTGCTTTTGGTCCAAGCACACTCCTTTATAGTACCACGCACAAATATGCCCGCGTGCGCTCTTCCGTACCAGTAGTATGTAGTACTCGGATGGTTTCATGGCGAATCCACCAAAGATGGGAATTCGCTCGACCAATCGTTGGTATCCCAAATGGGGCCCATGTGATAGATCAAGCTCCCATCCGCAAAGTGGTAGACCATGTGGTCTTCATCAGGACCTACGTGCCGTTTTACCTCTTTAGCTCCATGAGATACACACAACTCGGCCAGGTTGGCTGCGTGCCTATCGTCCATCGTGGCTAAGGCGGTAACTACCTCTGCCGCCGTCATTCTGGGGCGCATTATTTACCTCCTGCTAGGATTGCTCGCCAGTGTCGAGCCGCATGCGCAATTTCTCAATTCGATCTGTCGGGGGCGACTGTTGGGGGTCGGGACCTCTTGCAGTCCGACCATGACCAGACGCAGCCACCCGTTCGCGTCATAAGACGCGTGGCAGCAGTTGCAGGTTTTTACGCTCGCCGCCATTACTCCGCCCCCGCTGTCCTCTCTAGATAATCAATGTCCTCCGGGCTCAACTTGCCGACACCAACGGCAAAGACCTCGCCATTTTCCAGCAGCTCAATCCGGTCGACCCAATCGCCCGCGATCGCGTCCAGGTCCTTCTTGTCGGCCAGATAACCATTAACTGCGCTCGTGATGGTCATTGCTGTCTCCTGTGTTGCTGTTGTCATAATTGCGATATAGACGATTTAGTCATCGGTCGCAACAAAAAAATCCAATCGCACGTGATTTTTTTTTCGTTCTGCACGAATACCTTTACCCACATAAACACTTGTACTTACCTCTTGACTGCCGCCTTGGCCTCTGCCGCCAGGCGCCCCGTGGCTGCAGCGCCATGATCCACGAAGTTCATCGCGTCGGCAATTGCGTGGTGGCCAGCGCAATCGCGAATCGCATTGTGCATCTTCTGGCAAACCCTCCGATACGATTCGTGTCCGTTCGGGGCGGTGCGGAGCTCCAGCATGTGGAGCGCCTCACGAGCGTTCAACTGCATTGTGAAGCGCACGTTGCACGCGAAAGGTACCGCGTATTGCGCCACGTTGGCGCCAGCAAGGTTCCGTATCGTATCGTAGAGTTCGAGTGCCTTCGCCATCGCCGAATCCCAAGTGGCGGCCAGGCCCAATTCCTGGATCGCTAGCGGGGTCACGTAACCGAGTGCGGGGCTGAGCTTCTGCCACTCCAGCGTGAGCATCCGATGGCGTTGGAGATCACGAAACGCTCCGTAGTCAGCAATCACATCAAATTTGTATGACACGCGCTCGAAAGCGCGCCCCGGCTTGTGTCGGCGGTTCTTTCTGTCCCCCACATAGGCTCTCAGCACACGTTGCCGCTCGTCATCGGACATCCGAGACGCTGCCTTGAAGAGTTCTCTATGAGGGAGTTCGCTGTATTGGTACAACGCTGCCGCAACGACCTTGACTTCCCCGTTGGGGTCCCAATCTACCAGTTCGACGTCTGCCTGAGGCGTGTCTGTGTGCGTGAGAGTTTCTGCTTCCTTCTCCATTGCCCTGGCCACGTCTCGCAAATAGGATGTCCATTGCTTGCCGCGGTCTGACAGATCAACTCGGCGCATGAACGCCGGAATCACTTTCCGCAGTTCGTGAAGCATCAAGTTGGCGTAGCCCCGGACCTCTTCTAGCGGGTGCGCACGCATCCGGATGAGAAGGTATTCGTAAGCCTGACCGTTCGCATAGATGCCAACGTTCGAGGTAGTGGATGCAGGCAGGAGCCCACGGAGGTTATCACAGACCTTAGCGCGGATCGTCGCATTCCACGCGGACTTGCGTACGTCCGGAGCGCGAGGGAAACGCCCCTGGTAGTAAGCTTGCAATCTCGGGACGTTGTTTCGGTACGTCTCAAACAGGTTGTCGAGGGTAGATTTGTACCGGGCCTCAAGACCACAAGCCGCTACCTCAGGGGGGAGAACATACCGGTATCGCGAGCCAAGCGGGCGATCAAAGTAAATGTACCGAGTGCTCTGTTCCAGGTACGCAGCGAGACGCCCCCATTCCAAGACTTTGGTCAGCAGGTTCGATGCCTGCTCGCACGCGAGGTGTACGCCTCCGAGTTGTGCGACTGAGTCATCACCGAAGTCTGAGAAGATTCTGTGGTATAGCTCGGTGGCCCGATTTACATCCACGACATCATGATCGGGCGCACCAGAACGTGCAAAGGTTGCCGCGTCGAGGCTGCCCACGAACTCGTCGAGAAACAACCGGCGGATCGGCTTGGGCGATCTACTGTAGCGTGCATACAACGCGCCCTTGACCACCTCCGGTAAGTTGACAAGCGCAAAGACCGGCCCGTCAACGTTGGTGAAAAACTTAGACAGAAGCTGTTTTTCTGGTCTCGAGAACTCTTCGCGGTGGTATTGTACTGGGTACGTCATCTCTTGCTCTCCGTGTCCCCCCGGAATCACCATACGTAAGCCCCATCGTCTATGTTGGTCCCGGCCTCTATGCGAGCCCCACTAGCCACGGTAGCCATAGCGCCCACGCGGACCCAAGAACCTATGTGTGCGTTAATGCCTACACAGGCTCCGTCGCCTACGTATGCGCCAGTGTCTATCTGCGCTCAAGTACCTACGTGGACGCAAGTGCCCACGCGGTCTCCGTTACTCACGCGAGCACCGTCGGCTATGACAGCCCGGGTGCCTATGTAGGCTCCAGTGCCTATGTAAACCTCAACGCCCACGTGGACCGCCCTGCACACGTGAGCCCCCCTGCCTACGCGAGCGCCGCCACCTATACGGGCCTTGGCACCTATGTAAGCCTTTGTGTCTATATTGACCCCATCAGCTACATAGGCCTTGGAGCTTATACGTACCTTAGTGGCCACTTGGACCTTGGTACCCACATGAGCACAGGCACCTATGTAAGCCTCACTGGCCACAATGGCCCCGGAGGCAATGTGAGCTCCACTCCCCACACGGGCTCTGATATGCACACGAGCCAGATTGCCCACACGGGCCCTGGGGCCTATAGATACTTTGTCACCCACGTTAGTACCGTTGCCTATGTAGGCTTTAGCACCTACGTAAGTCCCCATACCCACACGCGTATCAAAGCCTACATGAGCTCCCCTACTGATACGAGCCCGATCGCCCACACTGGCCCAAGTACCAATGTTGGCTCCGACACCCACGCGGGCCCCATACCCAACGAAAGCCTCCTTGCCCACATGAGCTTTGGCACCAACATAGGCCCTGGGCCATATGTGGGCTGTTGGGTGGATGCTTGCAGACCAGTGTACTTGCGCAGTCTCATGTACCATCGTTACGCCCTCAGCCGATCAAGTACCTACGTGGACGCAAGTGCCCACGCGGTCTCCGTTACTCACGCGAGCACCGTCGGCTATGACAGCCCGGGTGCCTATGTAGGCTCCAGTGCCTATGTGAGCCTCAATGCCAACGCGGACCGCTCTGCCCAGACGAGCCCCCCTGCCTACGCGAGCGCCGCCATCTATACGGGCCTTGGTACCCACATGAGCACAGGCACCTATGTAAGCCCCACTGCCCACAGTGGCTCCTGAGCATACGTGAGAGTTACTACACACGCGGGCTCTGATATGCACACGAGCCAGATTGCCCACACGGGCCCTGGGGCCTATAGATACTTTGTCACCCACGTTAGTACCGTTGCCTATGTAGGCTTTAGCACCTACGTAAGTCCCCATACCCACATGAGTTTTAGCACCAACATAAGCCCCAGCACTCACGCGGGCCCCATACCCAATGATAGCCTCCTTGCCCACATGAGTTTTAGCGCCAACATAAGCCCCGGGCAATATGTGCGCGGATGGATGGATGTCTGCTGACCAGTGTACCCGAGCTGACCTATGGATCATCCCTTATGCTCCTGTCATCATCGTCATCATTTGTAGCCCCATTGCCTAACCGTATTGACAGTCGTATCTCGACTCCAGCAGCAGCTCTCCGGGCTCAACACGAGCCCCATCGCCTACGTGTACTCCCTCCCACACGTGGGCCCCATACTCTACGCGGGCCCCTACACCCACGTAGCCCATATCACCTACGTTAGCCCGGTCAAAAACGTGAGCCCCCCTGCCCACGACAGTCCAGTTGCCCACGTAAGTCTCATTACCTACGCAGGCTCTGTAACCCACACGGGCTCTAACGCCTATGTTAGCCTTGTCACCCACACAGGCTTTATCACCTATGTAGGCCTCGACGCCCACGTGGGTCTGGTGCCCCACATGAGCATCAATGCCAATACAGACCGCAGCACCTATGCGGGCTTCCGGGCCTATGTAGGCTCCAGCACCAACAAGGGTGCCGGCATCTACAACAGTCCAAACTCCCACATGTGCCTTGGTACCCACGCGAGCGTAGTTGCCTATATGAGCTCTGTTGTCTATGTATGCGCCAGCATCCACATTGGCGCCAGTGCACACGTTTGCTCCACACCCTACATGGGCCCCGCGCCCCACACGTACACCACAGCCCACGCTGGCCCGACTGCCCACATCGGCTTTGGCCTCCACGCGGGCTCCAGCACCTACATAGGCCGACGGGTGGATAGTCGCCGATGGGTCTATTACCGCGGTCTGATGGATCATGTCATCACCTCGTTAATTGGTGGTAATCTAGGGGTTTACGGTGTCCCAATCTTCTACGCGGGCCCCATCACCTACAATAGCCCCGCTTTTGATACAGGCCCCCTCCCCAACATGTGCCCCCGCTCCTACACGGGCCCCAGCCCCTACATGTGCTCTGTCACTTATGACAGCCTCTTGGGCTACAATGGCCTCGGAGGCAATGCGAGCCCCACTGCCCACACGGGCCCAAGGGCCTACTGTAGTTGCATAACCCACATTGGCTTTGGCCTCCACGTGGGCTCCAGGACCAATATAGGCCCAGGGAGCTACGGTAGCCCCATTACCTACGGTAGCCCCACCACACACGATAGTTCGGTCGCCCACCTTAGCTCTACTACCTATGATGACATCGCGGCCTACAACTGCATTAACGCCTACGTGAGCGCCCGGGTGGATGATTGCTGTCGGGTGGATAGTTGCTGATGGGGCTATCGTTGCTGTCTCGTCGATCATTACCGGCTCCTTGCTGGTGGTAACGCTGCCTAGCCCCCAGGCCCGCAAGCATGGGGGCGTGGCAGAGCTACTACTGCTCGTTGTCGGTGGCCACGTAAGCTCCATCACCTACGTTAGCCCCCTCCCTGACAGTGGCCCGGTCGCCCACGGAGGCCTTAGTACCCACGATGGCCCCGTTTCCGATGGCGGCCATGGCGCCAATGGATGCGTCATTGCCCACACGAGCTCTGGCACCTACGTGTGCCTCGATGCCGATGTTGGCCTGAGTGCCCACGTGGGCCTCAGCCTCAATGCGGGCCCAACCACCCACGCGAGCCCATAGACCTACACGAGCTCCGCAGCCCACATTGGCATCAGCCCCGATAGAGACCTCGGGGCCTATAATAGCCCCCTCCCCAATACGTGCCCTTGATCCTACATGGGCCCCAGCCTCTATACTGGCGTGGTCATCTACGCAGGCCATGGTCTCTATATAGACGCACCCGGCTATTTGAGCCTGGGCGCCTATGTGGGCCTTATCGCTCACGTGGGCCCCGTTGCCTATTTGAGCCTGGGCGCCTACTACAACCCCCTTGCCGATGTAGGCTTTAATGCCTATACTGGCTGATGGGTGGATCACCGCCGTTGGGTCCACCACTGCCGTCTTGTCGATCATTTCGCACTCCCCCGGTCCTTGACGAACCGCTGCAGTTACCACGAGTCGTGGCTGGCCGGCTGCAGTCCCACAGGTATAGCGGAGTGGTGACACCCACTTGTCACCGTCCCTACGCCTTGGATCCTCTGCCCAGGACCGCAGAGCCTCAAGGTCCTGTGTGCGACAGTGCCGAGCCGCACGTTGCAGTAGATACTGTAGAGACCTCAGTGGTCCCCCGTCCAAATGGTACATCGTCATCATCGTTGTGGTCCTTTGATTTTGTCAATCATACCCTTGACATGTGGTAGATAACTACCAAATAAATCGGGTGATACCCATCGGTGGGCAATTACGGGTTGCCCCCCTCTAGGGTGCCTTTTGGGCATCTTTGGGGCATTGTCTACACGATCATTTTGATCTGCCGCATATCTACGCCACTTACCCAAATTCAATTGGATAACAGCGCCAGCATCTTTACCAGAGCCCACGACCCCGTAGATGTCGGCGATCAAATCGTGTACGTACGCCTCAGCCGAATCGGCCCCAACAAAACTATTGTAGGATCTTGTCGCTCTATCACGCGACAATTTGGCCAATTCGTACAGTCTCCTCTGCTGCGCCGCATTTGGCAAACAGTCGGCGTCTGGTAGACTGTCAAAATCTTCTTTGGTCATTGTCTTTGCCCCTTTAAAATTGGATGGCGCCAACCAACAGTGGCTCGCCGTCAGTCGTCGTTGTCGTTGTCATCATGATCCTAGTATCGACGATTTTGTCGCAGGTATCAAGCAAAATCGACACGGGATGATCAACTTTTTTCATCAATAAAATCAAGTATATGGTTAATATGTACTAGTTGCTCTGCGCGAAAGGCTGCGGATAGTGTCGTGGGGTGCCTGTCCTCAATCGGCGCCTGAGCCGCCCTGGCCGCGTACTGTAGTACTTGCCAGAGATCCGTGGGAGGCTGCTCGAAAAACGCAGCTTCTCTGCTAGGGTATGCATGGCCGGCCGCCCGTGAAGCATCTTCGAGCGCGTCGGTCGCATACCCAGACTGCATCCCATGTCTTGCCTCCCTGCACATACGGTGTGCTATCCTAGCGGGCGCTACATTAGTAACAGGTGGCAGCGCACGTATGAGATCAGCCTGCTCGCGGTGATCGTACATCTCTAGCGCAGCGAGCGCGTGGATGTGCACCGCTCTATCGGCAGCCCAATACCCAATCTCTGCATGGCGCCCTTGCAACGCATTTGCTCCCACAAAGATACGGGCACCCGTAGAGAGAGTTTCGTCACGTAGCACAGTGATAACGCTGACACTCTTACGACCTGCAGCATATTCGAGCAGGCGCCTCTCGGGCCAGTCCTCACACGGTCGCCAGGACATGACCTTGCGTACAGTGAGGAGTAATTGGCGAGATCTCACCATGGCCATGATGCCGGAGTGATAGTGATTGGTGCGGAGTGGTCGTAGTCCTGACTCACAGGGGTGAGTCGATACGCGATGCTGACTGTCACCTCTTTTTTGCCCTCTGGCCACTTAGAGGGGCAATCGTGACGCTGCCCGAAGCGGGAGCTAAGGTCGGCCTGTACATCACGGAGTGTCTTGCAGACTTTCAGCTCGTCTGACGGGCCGAAATCGCGGAAGCGGGCAATCCGGAGTACGTAATTACCTGAGAGCTGCTTAATGACCTTGATTTTTGGTGTCTTTGTCATGATCCTAGTATCGACGATTTTTTCGGTCACTGCAACAAAAAAGTGAGACTCCGCAAAAATTATTTTGGCGCCTCCCCGAGCGCGCGTGTCCTACTGTACGCTGCAACATGGGCTCTCCTGCCTACAACGGCTCGAGAGTCTACCCAAGACCCATCCCCTATATGGGCCCCAGCCCCAATGCAGGCCCAAGCACCAATGTTGGCTCCGACGCCTATGTGGGCTCCATCCCCTATGTGAGTCTCAACACCTACATAGGCCTCATCATCCACAACGGCCTTGGCGCCTATGTTAGCGTCACTGCCCACCTCGACCCTGAGACCTATGCGGGCGTCGGCACCCACATGGACCTTGTCACCAATATTGGTCTCGACGCCTATGACAACTCCATTACCCACACGGACCATGTGACCCACCCACGCCCACGGTCCTACACTGACATCGGCACCTACACGAGCCACAGGGAATACGCGGGCCGTGGTGCCTACATGTGTCTGTCGGCCTATTATGGCCTTGGTACCTATGCGGACCTCGGCATCAATGCGGGCCTCATCACCTATGATAACATCGGCGCCCAGGTCGGCCGCGGTACCAATGATGACGTTGTTACCTATCTTGACCCTACGGCCTATATAAGCGTCAGGTCCCACGTAGGCTGCGTCGCCCACACAACCCCCACGGCCTATGTGCGCTCCAACTCCCACAACGGCTTTAGCACCCACATGGACATTTGGGCCTACGTGAGCACCCGGGTGGATGGTCGCTGTTGGATGCACTTTAGCACTCTCGTGGATCATTGCTGCTTGCCTCCTTGTCCGATGTGATGGGCCCAAGTAGATGTCGTGATCGCCCTCACACTTGATCGCCTTCTCGTACCATTTCTGACTAGGATTCGGTTTGAACATAGCAATCTCCTCTACCTACTTAGTAACTGCCCAGTCCATGGCGCATTCCAACGCCTCAAGTGGGCTGCGTGGGAGCGGCGGATCGGCTACTGGCGTCTGGCGTTTCCATTCGGGCCAACCCGCGACCTCTTCGCGGTTTTTGTCTAGTTGTGCCCAGAACCTCCGGGACTCCGGTGAATCCATGCGTTTGACTGAGCGCATGTGTTGCTTGCCTCCTTGGTAACTACCCGGTTGATCCGAGCCCATTTTGGCCGCGCTTTGTACTATCGAGCTCGGTGACTAGTTCGATCTCAGGAGCTAGCACCGGCGCGATAATCATCTGAGCAATGCGCATGCCTTTTTGCACGACAAAAGGCTCATTACCCAGGTTGATCACTATGACTTTGACTTCGCCGCGATAGTCGGCATCGATAGTCCCCGGCGCACTGAGTACACTGATGCCGTGGTGTGCCGCCAAACCACTGCGCGGGCGCACTTGCGCCTCGTGCCCAACAGGGAGAGCCATGGCGAACCCGCAAGGAATCAGAGCACGTTCCCCTGGTTTCAATGTGCGCGGCTCATCTACGGCTGCTGCCAAATCCAGACCAGCCGCCTGCTCGCTCATTCGCGTGGGCAGCGGGATGGACGAACCCAAATCAGGGTGTAGGGGTTTGATGCGTACCACTGTGCGCCTCTCATCGCCCACGGTGGCCGCGTCGACCACAGTGGTCTCAGCGCCTATGTGAGTACCGCTGCTTATGATAGCTCGGACGCCTACGACAGTATCATTACCTATGTAGACCCTCCCGCCCACACGCGCTCTGGTACCTACTGTAGCTCTATCACCTATGGTAGTCCTAGCGCCCACGTAGGCATAATCACCTACTCTAGCCGCGACATTTACACGGGCCCAATCACCCACGTAAGCCCAATCTCCTATGCGAGCTCTAGGACCCACGTAAGCCCAATCACCCACCTTAGCCTGGGCACCTACATAAGCTAGATAGTGCACATGGGCCCTGGGACCTATACGCACCAAACAGCCCACATGAGTCCACATACACACGTAGGCCTCGTTACCCACGTGGGCCTCGCGATCCACAACAGCCCCACGACTCACCTCGACCTTGTGACCTACATAGGCCTCGGGGCCTATATTAGCCCCATCACCTATATGGGCCATCTCCTCAATATGAGCTCCGTCGCCCACGTAGGCCATAGCGCCCACAAATGCCCGAGCGCCTACGCAAGCCCCCGCTCCCACATGGGCTGATGGATGGATGACCGCTGTTTGGTGTACCCGTGCTGTCCCGTGGATCATCCTGTACCCTCATCAATCTTGCTACTTACGGTAGCATCATCGTCTGTACGATCCCCCTCACCTACGCGAGCCCCCTCAGCAATATAGGCCCTGGCCCCCACAATGGCCGAGGCACCCACGTGAGCACCAGCGTCCACAATGCTTGAGCTACCTATATAGACGTTGTTACCCACATAAGCCTCCTCGCCTACATAGGTCCACGCACCCACGCGAGCCGAGGCGCCCACACGGGCCATGCTGCATATAGTAACCTCCCTGCGTATATGTGCTCTAATACCTACAATGGCTCCGTTACCTACAAAGGCCCACCCGTCCACACGAGCCCCAGCGCCTACGGTAGCCCCAACGTCCAAAAAGGCCCATATGCCTATGGTAGCCTCGACGTCTACACTGGCCCCAGTACCCACAAAAGCATTTTGGTCTATGCGCGCCAAACTGGCCACAATAGCCCTGCAGGCAATACGAGCTCTATCTCCTACCTGAGCACCCTCCCCTACATGAGCCCCCTCCCCCACATAGACTTTAGCACCCACGTAGGCTGTTGGGTGTATCACTGCTGTTTGATGCACCCTCGCAGTCTCATGGATCATCCCGTACTCTCCTTGACCTCAGCGTCTACGACAGCATCGTCGTCCACACAAGCTCCGTCACTCACGCGGGCCCCCTCAGTGATATGGGCCCTAGTACCAACGTAAGCCCCCGCGCCTATGCCGGCCCCCCTGCCCACATGAGCTTTGGCGCCTACGGTGGCTCTAACACCCACATAGGCCCACATGTCTATGTGAGCCTCAGCCCCCACGGTGGCCCCAGCATCCACGCAGGCATGGGGTGCTATACGCACCAAATTGCCTACAATGGCCCCATAGACAATACGAGCTCCGCTGCTTATGCGAGCTCCCTCTCCTACGCGAGCCCCAGCACCCACATAGACTTTGGCGCCTATGTGAGCTGTTGGGTGTACCGCCGCTGTCGGATGCACTCTTGCGGTCTTGTCGATCATTTTGGTCTCTCCATGATAATTACTTTGGCGTCCCGCACGTTGCGGTATGGGTCCGGCTACCCACAACGGCCCCATCGCTCACAACGGTCCCGTCGCTCACAGCGGCCCCGTTATCCACGATGGCCAAAACGCCGATGTAGGCCTCGTTGCCCACAGTAGCGCGGACTCCTATGGTAGCCCCGACATCCACGCGGGTCCCATCCCCCACATGAGCCCCACAACACACATGGGCCCAATGGGCCACATGAGCTCCATTGCCTACGTGAGCGCCGGCGCATACGCGAGCTTTAGCCCCCACGTGAGCTCCCGCCCCCACATGGGCTGTTGGGTGGATCACCGCCGTCGGGTGGACCTGTGCAGTTGTGTGGATCATCCTACGCCCTCCTTGGTATTAGTCATAACGGTAACATCGTTACCCACGGTGTGCCGAGCGTCAATGCGGACCCTGGCGCCCACTGTGGCGCCATTACCTATTTGAGCTCCATGTCCTAATGTAGCCCAGATACCCACGCGGGCCTCAACGCCCACATAGGCCTCGTCGCCCACGTGGGCCCAGTCGTCCACCCAAGCTTTGTATTTTAGGGTAGCCCTACGACCTACAATGGCCATGGGGCCTACATAAGCCCTAGCGCCTACGTTAGCGTCGTGGCCTACGCCTGCCCCAGCACATATAATGGTCCCGTAGTCGATTTTGGCCCTAGCGCATATGCGGGCCCACTCTCCCACGATGACCCCAGCGCCCACGTTGGCTGTTGGATGTATTATTGCTGTTGAGTGCACCCTTGCAGTCTTGTGGATCCCCATTGTCCATCTCCTGCCTACCGAGTAGAGTTACTACGTGCAGGTCCCACAATCTACAATGGCTCTAGGATCCACACGGACTCCGCCCCCCACACGCGCCCCACTGTATACATGGGCAGCGTAACCAATCCGAGCCCAGTGGCCTATACATGCCCCATCGCCTATGTAGGCTCCCACGCCTACGCTAGCCCAATCACCTATACTAGCCTCGGTACCTATGTGAGCCCAACCGCTCACATTGGCTCCACGACCTACATAGGCTTTGGTGCCTACGTTGGCGCAATCGTCTATGTGGGCCTCATCGCCTACAGTAACCCCGTCACCCACACAAGTTTGAAAGCCTATGTTGGCCCGATCGCCAATACGGACCGCAGCACCTATACCGGCTCCACTTTCCACACATGCATTAAAGCCCACGCGGGACTCGGCGCCCACGGTGGCCCCAGCGCCTACGCGAGCCTTGGCGTCTATATGGGCTGTTGGGTGGACCTTTGCTGTTTGATGCACTTTCGCGGTCTCGTGGATCACTATCATCTCCTCACATGGGCATAATTGTCTACACGAGCCCGATGGCCCACGTTAGCTTGTGAGTCTATACGCGCCCAGCGGCCTACACGTGCTCTAGTACCCAGGTGAGCGCCGTCCCCCACGTGAGTGCCAGAGCCTACATAGGCATTACGTCCTACATTAGCCCCAACACCCACATGGGCCTGAGGGCTGATACTAGCCTCGCTCCCAATGGTAGCTCTAGGACTTACAACGGCCCCATAATCCACACGGGCCCTACCGCCTAGGGTAGCTCCAAAGCCCACAGCGGCCCCGTCCCCAATGTAGGCCTGCGCCCCTACGCGAGCTCTGGCGCCCACATAGACCCCAATGCTCGTATCAGCTAGGCTGCCTACAATAGCTCTAGCGCCTATGTGCACTGAGGGGCCTATGATGGCCTTAGCGCCCACACAAGCTCTCTCACCTACGTATGCTCCATCTTCTATACGAGCCCCAGCTCCGATATTGGCCTTGGCGTCTATGTTGGCTGTTGGATGGACCACAGCCGTTGGATGTATTTGTGCAGTCTCATGGATCATCCTGCGCCCCCCTTAACCTTACCGTCTACGCGAGCCCCCTCGGCAATATGGGCCCCAGCACTCACACGGGCTCCATCCCCCACGATGGCCCCAGTACCCACGGTGACCCCATCCCCCACGATGGCCCCAGCGCCCACGCGAGCCTCATCGCCTACAATAGCACGATCGCCCACATGAGCTCCGTTGCTCACACAGGCCAGCGCGCCTACGCGAGCCCCATTGCCTATGGTGGCCCTCGCGAACACTACAGCCGCCTCACCAATACAGGTCCCAGCGCTCACACAAGCCCTCTTGCCTATGTAAGCCTTGGCGCCTACGTAGGCCCCAGTACCTATGTAAGCATCAGCGCCTACGTAAGCGCCAGCTCCCACGCGAGCCTTGGCGTCTATGCGGGCTGTTGGGTGGATCACCGCCGTCGGGTGGACCACCGCTGTCTCGTCGATCATTGCTGCCTCCCTGCTGATGGTAGTGCTACCTAGCCCTCCGGCCCGCGAGACCGTTGGTTGATCCAGGTCTCGAGGTAGTCGAGATCCTCCCACGTTAACCAATGCCCCCTGCAGGGCCCCTCCACCCACACGCGGTAGTTGCCGGCTGCGTCCAACTCGAGATCCACCGTTGCCCAATTACCCATCTGGGCAATGATGTCCTGCGCTGGCTGGTTGTTGGCAGTGCAGTCGGCCACCCAATCACCCCTCAGGACGCCTGCCTCCGTACGGTAACTGGGATGACCCCGGACGTACTTGCTTAGCACCGATGTAAATTGCTGGGTAGTGGTCATCTGACACCTCCCGATGGGCACATGGAGTAACGGTTGGCTTGGTCTCTGGCATTTTTTGCCTTGGCGCGGACTATTGCGGCCTCCACATCGGCGGGCAGGCTGGCCAGCTCGAGCTCGGCGGTGATTTGATCGCCGTGGGCCATGGTCACTTTGTCGTTAGCCACTGTGGCTACCAGGTCCGCACCGCCCGCACGACCAAGATAGATGATATCGCCGTTTTGGATCCTCATCGCTGTCTCCTCGGTTTGTGTCGTCGTCATCATGATCATAGTATCGGCGATTTTTTCGAGGATTGCAACAAAAAAAAACGAAAAAAACGACGTCTCAGAGCACGCAAGCCCCCCACACAATTTGCGCGCCTCCGATCTTGGTGGTGCCCTTTAGGCTGGCGTGCCCACATACAATGACTCTATCACACAACACCACATGGCCACCTACAGTCGCGTTGCCGCACGCTACAGCCTGGTCGTACATTACTGTAGACCCGCCTACAACTGCACTGCCACATACCTGTGCGCGGTTGTACACATGCGCATTGTCATATAACCTTGCGTCATCACATACTATTGCGTTATGCCATATTACCGCCCACCCGTACACCCGTGCGCGATCTCGTACTTGGGCATGGTAACGTATCAGCACATGGCCACCGACTAAAGCCTCATCACATATCAGTGAGTAATCCCGTACCCGTGCGTAGCTAAATACTACGGCTTCGTCGCGTATCCGTGCGTGGTCAGATACTTTTGCGCTACCTCCCACCATTGCACGGTCACTTATTACAACATTACCATATACCCTTGCCCAGGCGCCTATCTGCGCATTGTCAAGCACTTGGGCGGAGTCGCGCACTTGAGCATCGGGGCCTACGTAAGCGGATGGGGCAACATAGGCTGTGTTGGCGACCCACCCATTACCATTGCTGTGCCGACGCGCCGGGACGGGCCCTTTGCCATCGCCAAAGTCAAATGTCTCTAAGGTCATTGTAGCATCTCCCCAGTACCTATGAGTTGGTAGCGTCGCATCTTTGGCCCACTTAGACTGTCGCGGAGTACTAACTCCTGACCGTGTGCACGCACTGTTTCATCAGCCCGCCGGAGCCACACGTATACCGTAGCTCTGTCGACATCAAGCTTGGCCTTAATGGCCCCGAAAGACCTCGGACGTTGGAGGTAGTTTATTAAGCGATCCAAAACTCGCCTGTCAAAACTTTTTGGCATTTTATACCTCACCATACCGATGCGTCAATTTTAATTGGGGTGTAATACCACTTAGGTGGCAATGCGGGCAGTACCAACAAGCGTAGGCGTAACAGCCATCCGCATTGTCGCGAAATAATATCTTCAGCTCCACGTTACGCCCGGCGTACGGACAAAACGGCCAGTCTCTGATTTTTTTGCGCAGCCTCGCCTCAGCGTTTTCCGCGGCCGCTATGTCAGTGGCTTTTACAGTTGCTCGCACCTCTTCAGGGGTTTGTACAGTGAGTAACTCCGTAACTACGTTTGGGCTTAGGCAGGCAACCAGTTCGGGCCTGACGTAACTAATCGGTTCACGGCCCGTGTGGCCACAGGTTTTTTTGGTGACGGTGGTGGTGGTGGTGGTGGTGGTGGTGGTGGTGGTGGCAACTCCAGCTGTTTTTCCCCCGTCCTGCAATGCAACCGGCTTGCTAGACCTTCTGATTGGCGTGTAGCTTACCCAGTCGACCCTCCGCCAGCTAGATAGGCTCTTTGCAACTTTCTTGGATTTGCCGGATGCCGTTACAGTTTCGGCAAACACGGCCCATTCTGCTGTTCTATACACGCGGAGGCCATGCCCTTTGTAGTGGAGCATCATATCCCCCTCGCGTGGATCCTTTCTCGGATCACGCTCAGTAATTGCGTCTGTATTAGTGCTTACTTGCCAGTGTGCCCCATCTTCCAAATATGCCTCGCTTATCTCCCGCCAGTTAGCTAGAGCTTTTTTGTACTCGGCACTGAGTCGGGTGGAGGGGGCAAAAACACGATAAAGTACCCAATCATTGTGTAGATCAGACGCAAGCACGTAGAGTGCAAGTGTCCCATCAGATCTGATTAGCGTATCCCCAGTGCATGGGGCTTTCCTAGGATCGCGAACCATTTTCGTCCCCTAACCTTTCCTACTACACCTTCTGGTTGGCGTATAATCCGTCCAATCAAATTTCCGCCAGTCGCTTAGATCCCATGTAACCTCTTTATTAGGGCTACCGCGTAACCCTACAGGGCTACCGCGTAACCCTACAGTGTGAGTAGTTACCGGCCCGTCGTTGGAAAGTTCTGTGCTCCATACGCACAGACCAGATCCATCGGAGTGGACCATCACATCTCCCTCGCGCGGGTCATTTCTTGGATCGCGGTTCGTAGATATATCCTCGTCAGTGCTTACTTCCCAGTACGCTTTAGCCTCCCACTTTAACTTCCTCCACTCAGATAGTTTTATTTTGCGCTCATATAGTAATCGCTCAAGACGATCAAAAACACGGTAAGTCACACACCCATCATTGGGGGTAACCTCAAGCACGTAAAGTGCGAGTGTTCCGTCGGATCTGACTAAGGTATCTCCAGTATATGGGTTTCTTCGCGAATCACGAGCCATTTTCGTCCCCTTGTCTTTTTTGGTGGGTTGTACTTGATGCCATGCGTGCGGTAAGTAGGAGCGTTACACTACGGCCGCTCGCAGTCCGAACGCCTTCGTTCTGCAATTCCCGACCGGCTTTGTAGCACAGCTCCCATTGGCGTTCGTTCAAGACCAGTTTGTCTGCGATCAGAAACTGGTTGCAGCGCCGGCCAGTCTTCAGGTCGAGATCTCGGGACACGACCAATCCCGACGTGCCGACCTCATGTGCCCACGACAACGCAAGCTCGTGGAATGTAGGTCCTGGCTTTTCTGTGATTGGCAGCGACCGTTCGCCCGCATCGAGAGCTTTGAGTGCGTCAGTGTACGGCGCCATAAATAATTTGCACTCGGTTTCGATCGCGCGCTCGACGCATCGATAGAGCCATTCTCGGGGCCCAATAATTGCCGGCTTGTTATTACTGGGCATGTTTCCCCCAATATTGATCTAAACCCTCTTCGATAATTGGCCACGGTACGTCTTCGAGGTTACCCCCTGAGACAGTCAGGTGTATGTAACACCCCACCAAGTCCGACTGCAAATCTGGGTACCTGACCAGGGCTGAGCTTAGTCTGAAGATCATCGTTGCGACCTCAAGTCCTATAATAGTAGTATTGTGGTTATCTTGCATTATTACACACCACCACCACCACCACCACTCTTCGAACGTGTTGTGCGGACTGCAGTCTAAGTGATACGGTAGATAGTATAGCCCCAACCGATCTAGGGCCTTTGATAGCACGTCTTTAGTCATACATCACTCTCTTCCTACCAACCAATCAGCCCGGCTCACCAAACCTTAAAAAAGACCTGCTTTGTTATGTATTGCCCTAACGCCTCCTCGATGATTGGCCACGGGATATCACCGAGGTTGCCTTCCGAGCTGCACAAGTGCGTATAACACTCTTCAACGTCCGCTTCCAAATCTAGACGTCCCGCCGCGGCGCACCAGAGGCTGTAAAACAGTGCTTTACCTTGGTGCCTCAAAAAGGGGCATTTACGACTGTCCTGCGCCAACTCAGACCACCAATCTCCCAAAGTTTTACACGTACTGCGTTTTAGGTGCTGGCGTAGATGATCTACGCGCAACAAGTTTAAAGCTCTTAGTATTGTGTTCTTATCCATGCGCTCTTTGCCTCCGGCATAGTCCTAATGCTTCCTCGATGATTGGCCACGGGATATCTTCGAGGCTACCCCTTGTTTTACATAAGTATACATAGCACTCCCACACGTCTGCTTCTAAATCCGAGCGTCCCATCGCAGCACACCAGAGACTGTAAAACAGCACCTTGGCTTGATGTCTCAAAAGAGGGCATTTACGACTGTCCCGTACCAGGGTGCGCCACCACTCCTCAAGGGCGCTGTACGGACTCTCCCTTAGGTGGCACCTTAAATAATCTACTCTCAACGAGCTCAGAGCTCTAAGCAAGTCGCTTTTATCCATGTGCTTTTTTACCCCACCAGTACTCTAAATTTCTCTTCATAGTTATGTAGCGCTCTAGTGCAGTCTCGATGATTGGCCACGGGATATCTTCGAGATTACTACCTGTGGCGTAAAGGTACTCATAGCATTCCCAAAGGTCTGGATCCAAAACAGTACACCATAGGCCATAAATCATCGATCTAGCTTGGCGCCTTAAAAGGGATCGCTCCGGGCTGTCACGTACCAACTCAGGCCACCATTGCTCAAAGGTGCTGTACTGACTGCGTATTAGGTGGCGGCGTAGGTAGTCTAGCTTCAGCCAGCCAAAACCCCTAAGCAGATCGTCCTTATCCATGTTTTTTCCGCTCCGGCACCGCCTTGGGGCGCTTCGCTATGTAATCGACGCGGTTGGCCGTATACCTGGCGAGCGCCTTAGCCGCCGCCAGTTTCGCTGTGATTTCACTGCTTTGCATGCTGTCCTCCATATGTACCAGTAGTGTAGCATACCGCGATTAATTTGCAAGCGGAAAATTTCGCGCTCATCGCTTGAGCCCGATGCCCACGTAACAGCGGATCTGACGCCCTTTGATCCTGTGAGTCCTGCTCCTCAGCCTACCGCCCATGTAGGAGCTGAGTTGCCTCCCCATGGTACTGGTAGATCCGTGTTGGTGACCGTGCTGCACGCACCACTGTTTCCAACTCGTGTAAAGATCCTGGCGGGCTACAAAGGCATTTTCGCGCACGACGCAACAGTCTGAGACAAAAGACCCCATTGTGGACGTGGTCTCCTGCATGGCGCGCAAGACGTCACTCGCCAGCTTGCCAGGGATGTTAAAGTGCCCACGTCTTCTCAACCGGCGAAAACCGGCCAACGCCCAGTCGAAAATTGTTGGGAGTTCATCATTCAAGTCTGACATCAATGTTGTGTCCTCCTGGCCTAAAAAGGATTGGACGAAGTGCAGCGGTACTATGCGAGAGACAAAAGCGCCAGACGAGTCTTTGATGTTTGGGAGATCATTGGATATCAAAACGATACGTGCGTCTATCTTGCCGACCCATGGCTCTTTGTACTTCCGCTCGATCGTGATCGAATCGCCACCGCTGATTGTTAGTAGTGACTCGAGTAAACGGTCGGCGTCAGCAGGTTTTAGCCTGGTGTCAGTGACTCCTATGATTTGCTTGCCGATCATCGACCAAGACCCAAAGGTATACGCAAACGCGCCCGATTTAGGAGTTACAACATTTTGCTTTCCAACCATATGTTCTAACAATTGGAAGGTAGTACCCTTGCCAGATCGTGGCGGCCCGTACAAAAATACTATCTTTTGTAACCCGAGGTTAATTGGGACGACCAGAAACCCTAAGATCTCTTGGTAGTATTGGATTACTAGATCATCCCCAAACCACTGATCTAAGATGCGCAGTAACCTTTCTGGTTGGCCTTTTATGGTTTTCGGGTCGTAGGCGAAATTTAAGCGGTGAATACTGAAAAAGTCTGGGGTGTGTTTTAGGACTTCGCGCGTTTGAAAACAGTACAGGCCGTTTTGTACTGGTATCAGATCTTTGTCATCATACTCATTGGGGACTAACCAATTTCCGGGGGGCGCTTCTGTCATTGCTTGACTGTCCAAAGCGCATCTGACGTTGCGTACAACTAACTCGTTCGGGGCGAACGGAAAAATGCGCTTGCGAACTAGCCTGCACTGCCTGGCTAACCAAGGCCACAAGGCACTGGTGATATTTTTTGTGGAGACTCTTTTATAGTACTGATCCTCGTATTTGTATGCCTCTTCAAGATGCCAGCGTAACAGCAAGCGCCCTCGTTTGTCTCTGTGGCAATCACCCAAATACACTCTGGCTATGTGGTAAGGGTCCTGAGCGTCGAGCACAAATTGTGGGTTTTCGCCGCGCTCCAACAGAGTATCCATGGCTGCAGTACCATTGTCCAGTAATATCATCTTTGGGTCTGTGCGCTCTGGCAGTATCACTACTCTTACCGTGGCACCGCGCTCTTGGATTGCGGCTATTAGGTCAGACTCAACCTTTTTGGATTTTGGCGCTCTCGTACCATATAAGCACAGGTACACTTTGCGGCCTGCCCAAACGACTCGTTGCAGCTCGGGGATCAATGTGCTGGGGTCGTCTACTCGTTGGCCGCTGTTGCCATCGTCAGCGCCCCCCACATCGTCAGTACCTGGCTCGGGTACAGCTACTGCCGCGTAGCCGTGTTTTGCCAGGCTAGCCGCATTGGGCTCATCTTTGACGATTAGGATCTGGCGGTCTGGGTCGTCCAACGCCTGCCCAACCCAGTCTATTATCCTGGGCCAGTAAACTCGACAGTCAGGCGTTACGACCCTGGTCCAGTATTTGTCTCCCAGTGGGCAGATCATCATGCTGTGCCTGTGCGCTACACCAGACGAGTCGTGGTAGGCAAAGCGTAGAGCCCCACGTTTTGGATTTTTGTAATACCCAGCTAGCTCGCCCGGGGGTATCTCTGTGATGCCCAGGGCCTCAGCGTCTGATGTGTTTAGACCATATGTCGACAATTTCGTAATTGCGGCCGTTGTGTAATCGCACGTAATCATTGAGGATCCTTTCTACCCGTGATCGCGCGGCGTTATACCCAGTATAAAACAGGCCTTTGCAAGCGTGCGTAACGACTGGCGATTTCGCACAGCCGAAACAAATTTTTGAAATGTCATTTGTCATGCAGTACTTAGCCGATTTGACAATGTATTAAGTATAAAGCGTTGGAGTTTGGCGTAATCATTAGACTCCTGTCCCTCTCTGCGTACACTCAGTATAAATGGGGGTGTACACTGAGTGTAAATGGGGCCATTTAGCCGTGTACTGAGTATAAATCCGGCTGCTGTAAGTGGTCGCAATTATTGCCAGTTTCAACAACTCCCGGCGCGTCCGGAAAATCCCCTTTGTTATCCAGGCTTTCCGCGATGGGCCAAAAAGCAGGTAAGTGCAGGTTAGGTGCAGGTAAATTTTGGCTGTCACTGCTGCGTTTCCTCAATGTTTACAGCTATATCAGGCAATTTTTGGTTTTGCAACAGGTAACACCGATCCCATCTAAACCTATATGTAATTACAGAGTTATTATTTACATTTTTCAAATTTGTTTGTTTGAGAGAATAAAGTGTAACATGTATCATAAGGGTAAAAAATGGTAATGGGCACAACGACTTACGGTTTTTTGGGGCGAAACACCTTGGTGCAGGTAATGTCTCAGCCGCTCATTTTTACAAGTAATATCGGGTAGATAGCGCGCTCGCTGGCCGGCGGGAAAAACCTAATAAAAACAGGGCCTGTGACAGGCAGTGTCTCCGCGACTTTTTCGGCGAGTGAGCGTTCATTCACCCAGATCTGTCGTTTTTTGCTTGACAAGGTCCTATCTAGTCGTTATTATTGGGGAATTATGCCGAAAAAGAAGATACCTGACCCAAAAACGGAGCAGCTGCTCGAGCAGCGATTTGCCGAGGAGTGGCTAGTTGACTTGGATGCCGGAGCGGCGGCGGAACGGGCTGGGTATCGCTACAAATCACGACAGTCACGAGGGAGGGGCGGCGCAAAACTGCTAAAAAAGCGGTCGGTACAAGAGGCCATCCGTGCGCGGCTGATGGAAAAATTTGGCCACAGTGACCCCGATGCTCTAGCCGTCAAGACGATTGAGGAGCTTTGTCTATTAGCATTTAGTGACCTCAATGACTACGCTGGAGTAGGTGACGATGGTCGAGTCATAATCGCAGAGGGGAGATCCGAAAAATGTACCAAAGCAGCCAAGTCTGCGCACTTTTGTGAGCAGTTTGACGCTCGCACTGGCAAATTGATTAGGCGATCCGTGAAAATCGAACTCTGGGATAAAAACCGCGCGATGCGTAACCTAATGGAGTACCTCAAGATGTTGGGGCCCAATGTCGGAATCTTTGTGGGAGGCGCTAACGGCGGGAACCAAGCCACTCAAGTCAATGTGGTCTTCGTTGGCGGTAAAGGTAATGGTGATGGCGGCGGCAGTAGTGATGGCGATGGCTATGTTCATAACGCTGATGTCAATGGTGCTTAATGCGCAAACAACCCGCGATTGATGCTGCACTACATTACAAGTTCGAGGGGCTGTTTCACCCGCACCGCTTCAAAATCTTGTACGGCGGGCGCGGCGGAATGAAGACGATCGCTATCGCGCGTGCGTTGATTATCCTCAGTGCCCGAACAAAATTGCGCGTGCTGTGCTGCAGGGAGTTCCAAAATTCGATTCGAGAGTCTGTCCATCAAGTACTCAAAGACCAAATCTCAGAACTTGGATTTCATGATCATTTCCGGGTATTTCAAAACGAGATCCGCGGTGTCAACGGTAGCGAGTTTGTGTTTATCGGCCTACGTGCCACAGTACACTCGATGCGATCGTATTATGGGTTTAACGTAGCTTGGGTGGAGGAGGCGCAGTGTATAAGCGAGCTCAGTTGGATATCTCTCATCCCCACCATACGCGAGCCAGGCTCAGAGATCTGGATGAGTTTTAATCCGGATGAGGAGTCTGATCCTACCTATCAACGTTTTGTGATTAACCCGCCAAAAAACTCGCTGGTGATCAAGACCGGCTGGGAGGATAATCCGTGGCTGCCTACTGAGATACGTGATGACAAAGACCAAATGTACGCTACTGATCCAGATCGGGCTGATAACGTTTACGGCGGCAACCCACGAAAAGTTAGTAAGGCTCAAATCCTGGCGGGCAAATGGGTAGTGGCGGATTTTGAGCCTGGGGATCCAAGGCACGGCGAATGGCATGGGCCATATCAGGGCATTGACTGGGGCTTTGCCGAGTCACCTACTGTAATGACGAGGTCGTGGATAACTGGGCCAGTCAAGTCGCTCAAACGAGAGTTGTGGATCGAGTATGAGGCATACGGTGTTGGTATCGATAACGACGAGCTCCCAAACTTTTTTGATCAGATCCCACGGGCTAGGGATTACGTAACTAGGAGCGACTGCGCGCGACCGGAAACAATCAGCCACATGCGGCGCCACGGGTACCCACGAGTATGCGGTGCCGCAAAATGGCAAGGGTCGGTTGAGGATGGCCTACGACACCTGCGCGGCTACGATCGGATCGTTATCCACAGCCGTTGCCCCTGGACAGCGGACCAAGCTAAGCGGTATAGCTACAAGGTGGATGCTAAAACTGAGGACGTCTTGCCAGTAGTGGTTAAAAAGCACGATGATTGCTGGGATTCGGTCCGGTACGCTTTGGAACCGATCATACAACGGGAGCGCAAAAGTACCAGCGGGTACGAGTCCGTAACAAAGCGTGTTGGTAGCTACGGTCGCCGCGGATTTGGCAGGCAACATGGGAGTCTCTTGTAATGATGTTCGGATTTGATTATGATCAAGCCCTTGAATTTTTGGCCAGGGGGTATTGTGTTGGTAGGGTAGGTTGGTACCATAGTAAAGAGCAGGACACTTGGCTGCGTCCTGGAGTACGCCACTGCCCAATACTGACCAACATCTCCGGGATGGATAAAGCTTACACACCCACCAGTAGCGACCTGCGAGCTAAAGACTGGTACGTAGTGGGGTGACTTATGGCAACGTTGTATGACGCCCACGGGCGAAAAGTAAATAGGGGTGTGCTGCCGCAAGAAGTTGCGGATGCCTCGGTTACATCCATCCGGCAAGTCTGGTTTGAGTCGGTAGCTAACAACTTAACCCCACAGCGGTTGGGCTCGATCATGGCCCAAGCGGATCAAAACGATCTGCTCAACTATTTGACGCTGGCAGAGGAGATGGAGGAGCGAGACGCGCATTATCACTCTGTACTGAGTACTAGGCGCCAAGCTATACAGGGTTTGCCGATCAGTGTGAGTGCTGCAAGCGACGATGCCAAAGATGTAAAAATAGCTGATGCTGTAAGAGAGGAGGTAGTAGAGACTGATATCTTTACGGCAATGCTGCCTGACGCTACAGACGCTTTGGGTAAAGGCTTTGCAGCCGTCGAGATTATGTGGGACCGCCAGGGCAGAACTTGGTGGCCGTGTGAGTATAAAAGGCGCGACCAGCGAAATTTCCAATACTCGACCGAAGACGGTGTAACATTGGGCATCATAGATGGTAGTCCAAACGGCAAGCCGCTCGACCCATTTAAGTTTATCTACCATTTGCCTAAGATCAAATCGGGCTTGCCAACAAGAGGTGGGTTAGCACGATTGGCTGCAGTAGCTTACATGTGCAAGGGGTATACAATTAAGCACTGGATGGCTTTTATGGAGATCTACGGTATACCGTTTAGGGTCGGACGATACGACTCCGGCGAGGACGAAAAGAGTAAGGCCTCGCTCAAAAATGCTGTTGCCTCGCTCGGCACTGACGCGGCCGCGATCTTGCCCAAGGACATGGACATTGAGTTGATCGAGACCTCTAAAACGACTGGGGCAGACGCGCTGTTTTCTGGTGCGGCGGATTGGTTTGATCGTCAGGTGAGCAAAGGCGTCCTTGGGCAGACCATGACTACCGATGACGGTAGCTCACTGAGCCAAGCGCAAGTACATGATCAAGTACGCGGCGATATATTAAAATCGGATGCTTGGCAGATCGGAGCTACATTACGACGAGACCTCGTAAAGTCGTATGTGGATCTCAATTTTGGCGCGCAAAAGAAGTACCCATTATTGCGCTTTATCGCAGAGGAGCCGGAGGATCTAGTTAAGTTGTCCAAGTCACTTTCCGTTTTTATTAATCACGGGCTTCGCGTTGAGGCTAGCGTGATCCGGGACAAGTTTAACCTAGCGGAGCCGGAAGAGGATGCTGAGGTCTTATTGCCCGAGGCACTGGCCGCCCTCGGAGACGCTGGTGGCCCGAGCGGCCCGGGTGGTGCTGGCGGCGGGGATGGCACGGACGGTGCGGACGGTGATGAGGAGGAGAGTGATAACCCAGATGATGACCAGCAAGGCCGTGAGGAGCACAAATCGCAAACTGCCGCTAGCCAAAAAGATCGTGATGGCGTTGATGACATTGTTGACTCACACCTGGACAACTGGACTCGGGTAATGGACCCGTATCTCAACGTACTGACAAAGGCAGCGGCCGACGCAGAGAGTTACGAACACTTTATTGCGATAGTAAGCTCGGAGTTGTCAGGTGTAGACGCTGACGCATTGGTAAAAGACCTAGCTACCGCAGCTTTAAAGGCCCGCGGACTGGGAGACGTTAGTGATGGATGACATCACGTTACCGATGGATGACGTAGTGGACTTGTGCTTAGTAGTACTTGTTTTATTAATCTTGGTAGCTTGCCACTTCGGAAGATCGGGGCGAGAACTAGATGGTAGCTGAGGCAAAACGTGAGGGGCCTGTACCCCTAGAGGCCATTGCGTATTTTGAAGCGAAGCGTATTGAGCCTGACCTTGATTTGAGTAGTAGCTGGGCGGAGGAGCATGACGCTGCATTTACCATAGCTGGGATACTCGAGGTAGATCTGTTGTCGCACGTTAAGCAAGCCGTCGATCGGGCGATCACGGAGGGGACGACTCTAGCCGAATTTAAGAAACAGGTCGGGCCGAAATTACAAGCCAGTGGGTGGGCCAGTCCGCCTGGCGAGAAAGTCCCACCGTACCGACTCAAGCTGATCTACGATACTAATCTGCGCCAAGCACGCGCGGCGGGCCAATGGCAACGTGTGCAGCGTACCAAAGCGGCGCTCCCGTACCTGATATTTACCAGTACTTCGTCGCTACGGCCACGGCCAGAGCACCAAGCGTTGGTTGGTACGATCCTGCCGGCGGACGATCCTTGGTGGGACCTGCATTACCCGCCTATCGGGTACAGCTGCAAACATGGAGTGCGCCAGATATCGGCGCGCGAAGCGGAGTCACGTGGTGGCACCAGCCAAATACCAGAGGAAGCGGAAGTGACATGGACCTTGCCTGATGGCAGGACCAAGACACTGCCGGAATCGGTACACCCATCATTTGATTTTATCCCCGGCAAGGGGACAAACCGCCAAGACGCACTATCGGATTTGCTCGAGCAGAAGAGGGCCGAGGCCCAATGAGGATCCCTGGGCGCATATCAACAACTAAGACAGCGCGTATACTCAGTGTACATCGCAATACTGTCATTGCTTGGGCACAACGAGCTGTTGAGGGCAAAGCATCGCCACTCAAGGACGTGATACGATTCCCACCGCGAGATGGGTACTACTGGGTGAGTCTCGAAGAGGTGCATGCGCTCCGTGACAAATGGGCTGGTTGCCCGGCTGATAAATCCTGCACATAACGCACAGTTCGCACATTGGATCAAACGTGGCTATGGCTTACCCTGGCCCCGATGGATACCAGTGTACACAAATGCGCAGAGGGAGGTACTGAGCCCGTAAGATGGGCGGTTACTTGCCAAGTAGATCTTACGGCAGAAGGGGGACTCCCTGACTGGATCCAGTTACTCCCTGCTGGGGCCGACATCAAAGCCCTCGATGGCCGTAAGTTTTCCAACAGCGAGCCCGAAGCTATCATTGAGGCTTTCGAGCAAGACCCAAGGGATTTGGTGATCGACTGGGAGCACGCCACCGAAGAGCTCGCCCCACGCGGCAAAAAAGCGCCCGCGTCTGCTTGGATCGACAAGATGGAAGTCCGGAATGGCGAGGTTTGGGGGCACGTCAAAGAGTGGACGCCAAAAGGGGCCGAGTCACTCGCAACGAAAGAGTATAGATATTTTTCGCCGGCCTTTGTGATGGACAAAGTAACCAAGGTGATTAAACGGATCACTTCTGGTGGGCTTACTAATCGGCCGGCGTTGGATATGCCTGCGTTGGCGCACGACGATACGCAAACGGCCGCTGAGTGGACCGCACGGTACGTCAACGATCTACCGGACTCCGCTTTTTTGTTGGTTGAGGGTGGTGGACGAAAAGATGATGAGGGAAAAACCACCCCACGTGCCCTAAGGCACTTCCCGTACAAAGGTTCTGGCGGCGAGATCGATCTGCCGCATTTGAGAAATGCGATCGCGCGCATACCACAGGCTAAGATCGCTGGATTTACGAGTGAGGACAAACGCCGTTTACAGGCCAAGGCCCGGCGATTGTTGGACGAACAAACTGCAAGTGAGGATCACATGGACAAAGACTTGATGGGATTGCTGGGCCTTGACGAAAAGGCAACTGTTGAGGAGTGTAAAACCGCCATTAGTACGTTGGTCAGTAAGGCCGCAGCGACTGAGGCTGAGGTGAAGGCTCTGAAGGAGGCCAAACCTAGCCTGGACGAGTTTGTGCCGCGGGAGGAATTTAATGCTCTCGCGGTTAAGGCTGCAAGCACCGAAAAGGCCCTGCGGGAGCGTGACGAAGCCGAGCACCGACGCGAAGTTGACTCGGTGATTGAGGCGGCGTCCAAAGCTGGGAAGATCATCCCTGCGAAGCGTGAGTTCTACGCGCAGACTTGCTCTGACAAAGATGGGCTGGAGCGCTTTAAGGAATTTGTCAGAGACGCACCTGTAATTTGCGCCGATTCGGGATTGGATGACAACCCACCTACTCAAAGAGCAAAAGAGCCCAGCACCGACGAGAAGCGAATCATGGAGCAGTGCGGGTTGACGGTCGAAGAGTTCGAAAAAGCCCAGGCTCAGGAGGTTTGAAATGGCAGCGTTAACTGATAGTCGACATACGCCGCAACGCGAAAGTACTAACTTCGAAGGCCCGATGGCGGCGTCGGCCGAGTGTTTCGAAGGCGCTCTCTTGGTGCGCGATGCTAGCGGCAATCTCAAGCCAGCAACCGCTGCTGCGAGTTTGATCGGGGCCGGTAAGTGCATGGAGTACGCTCTGGAGTCAACCGGAGTCGCCGCCGCCTCGAACGTAAGGTACAGATCTGGCACGTTTCGCTGGAACAATTCCGCCGTCAACACTCTTACCAAGGCCAATATTGGAGATACTGTCTACATCGAAGACGATCAGACAGTCGGCTCTGACGCGACCGGGACATCACCGGCTGGGATCATGGTGGACATAGACGATGTTGGCGTTTGGGTTACCGTCGACGAGCGCTTGTACGGGACTGCTGGATTGCTGGCAGCGAACAACTTGTCTGACGTTGGCACGGTCGCGACGGCCCGAACCAACTTGGGTTTGGACACGATGGCTACACAAGCAGCCAGCGCAGTCGCCATCACCGGAGGCGCCATCTCGGGGATCACCGATTTGGCTGTGGCCGATGGAGGGACTGGATCTAGCACGGCCGCCGCTGCGAGGGCCGCTCTCGGAGCCAACATCGTACCGTTGGTGATGAGGGTATCTAACCTGGTTGGCGCTGACGCTAAAGTCTATAGAGTGGTAGCGCCAGTAGCCGGCGACATTACCGATTTGCAGTCAGTGCTGCAAGAGGCCGCCTTGGCGACTGGGGATGCCACTTTGACATTTAGCATAAACGGTACTCCTGTCACGGGTGGGGTCATTACCATCACCCAGTCAGGCTCTGCAGCTGGGGATGTAGATTCGGCCACTCCAAGTGCAGCCAACACTGTTGCAATCGATGATGTGATTGAGTGTACAGTCGGCGGTACAAATACCGATACCGACGCCTTCGCCGAAGTAACACTCAAGATCGAAAACTGAGGGGTAGACAAATGATCAGGAACACCGCAAATTTGAGCGCCTTGTTTACATCGTACAAGGGCAACTTTTCGCGCGGGTTTGGCCGCGCAACGCCAGTATGGCCTTCGGTGGCTACGCAAATACCATCAGCTACCGCCCAAAACCTCTATGCATTTTTGGGTCAGTGGCCTCAGCTCCGCGAGTGGATCGGTGATCTCCACATCAAAGATCTAAAAGCTCACGATTACACGCTGATAAACAAAAAGTTTGAAAGCACAGTGGCCGTCAACGAAGACCAGCTTGATGACGATACGTACGGTGTCTTCGCCCCGATGTTTGATGACATGGGGTATGCTTCGGCCATGCACCCGGACTCCCTGGTGTTTGCGGCTCTCGCTGCCGGGGCTACCGGCCTGTGTTATGATGGGCAAGCATTTTTCGACGCGAGCCACCCAGTAGTCGTCAACGAAGTAGCGTCGACTGTGAGCAACTATGACGCTACCGGTGGCGGGAATCTTTGGTGTCTGATGGACACTAAACGGCCACTAAAGCCGCTAATCTGGCAGACCCGAAAGCCTTACAAGTTTGTAAAGTTAGACAATGCAAACGATCAGAACGTGTTTATGACCGGCGACTACCTGTATGGGGTAAGAGCCCGTGCGGTTGCTGGTTACGGGTTGTGGCAAATGGCTTACGGGTCTCTCAACACCCTCAACAGCACTAACGTCGATACGTACATGCAAGCGGGGTTTGATCTCAAGGGTGACGAGGGACACCCGCTCAACATTTATTACGACACGCTGGTCTTTGGCCCCAGTAATTGGGCGGCTGCCAGGACTCTGGTAGAGCAGCAAAAGCTGGCTAGTGGGGCTGATAACCCGTATTACAAGGCTTTCAAGCTTGTGATGAGTCACTACCTAACCTAATTTTGTAGAGGTGGATTGTGGCTAAGAAGTTCCACTACAAAAAAGTGTCGGAGGGCATGAAGGCGCCCCAAGAAAGCGGGCCGTCCAACGTAGCCCCCGCTGCGGAGCCCAGTGCAGTATGCCCGCCGGAACCGCCTCCGAAGCCCATGGAGCCGGCGCTACGGTTGCAGTCTAGGCTGGGACGCGATTTTTGGTGCTGCCAGAAAAAGATAAGCCGCGGGCGGTCAATAGTGTTACGCGAAGCATCTCTCTCGGATAGTCAACGTGATGAGATCAGAATTAAGGAGGAGGGTGGTCTGATCACGGTGGAAGCTTGCGAAGTGGAAAAGCAGTGACATGGCTTACGCGACGCAACCAGATATGGAGGCTCGCTTTGGTGATGAGCAACTACTCATAGCGGCGGATCGCGAGGGGTCTGGCTCACTAGCCGACCCCACCGTCGTTGCTACGATAGCTGCGGCGCTCACAGCTGCTGACGAAGAGATCGACTCGTACGTTGGTGTTTTGTACGACTTGCCGCTTGCTGAGACACCGGGAATCCTGAAACGTTTGTGTTGCGATTTGGCCATGTACCATTTGAGTATCGATCGGCCGTCGATGACGGAGGACAAAGAAAAGAGATACGATGCCGCTGTAACCTGGCTTGGGAAACTGGCGGCCAAAAAAGTGACTCTGGGGACTGGCACCACAGGTAACACAGAGCAGATCAACGACCAGGTTGAGTCTTGTGAGATTGACACAACCAGTGCGCCGGACAGGCTCTTCACGCGGAGCACGATGTCGAGGTTATTCTGATGGCTGGCATCGAAATAAGTATTACTGATATTGGTGGGGAGCGCATAAAACGCCGACTCGACCGGCTCAGCCAGATGGATACCAAAAGTTTATTAGATGACATCGGTGCAGTGATAGAGTCACAAGTCAGACGTAGGATCGAAGAGGAAAAGGAGTCCCCGAATGGAAAAGCTTGGGAAGAACTATCGTCGCGGTATGAAAAGTGGAAGAAAAAGCGTTCTAGCGGTGGTATTTTGCAGCTTGATAATCATCTACTCGATTCTATACAGTATGAGGTGCGGGGCGACGAAATCATAGTAGGCAGCAATCTGATCTACTCATGGACCCACCAAAAAGGCAGGAAGCTAAAGAAGGACGACGCAGAAGAACCTAAGAAGTCCAAGGTAAAAGCGGCTAAGAAGTCCAAAGCAGAGGAGGCCAAGATCCCCGCCAGGCCGTACCTAGGATTGTCTAGCTCAAACCGCGACGAGGTAAAGGAAACTATTACCGACTGGCTACGGAGGGAATTTTTGTGAGCCACCTCGTAGCCCTACGAGATGCTATTGTGGCGTCTATTTCGGAGTCCGTTACGCAATTCGAGTCCGTAAAGGCCCACGGTGGCGACATCGACCTGAATGAGATCAATCGTGTTGCTCTCAGGTCTCCGAGCGCTTTCGTGGTTTGCCTTGGGGGGCGTGTCAGGCGGCATGGTGGTGCAGCAGCACAAGAGGCTAACCTTGCCATCTTTATAATTTGCCACGGGTCGTCACAAACACTGCGTGACTCCCAAGTAATGGCTCTGACCGAAGCTGTAGCTATCCAAGTGTCCAACAATGCCTGGGCGTATGAACATGCTAAAGCGCCCGAAGATATAAGTGCTCGGAACTTGTTTAGCAGCAACCTGGACCGTAGAGCTGGTGTTGCCCTCTGGGCTGTGTCTTGGACCCAACTCGTGGATGCCAGCTTTGACGCTGAGGCGTACGACGCACTCCCGTTGCTGCATGAGGTCTACGTAAAAACTGACTTAGCACCGATGGACGGTGTCTATGAGGACGAGTTTGCTGTCCTGCTGAATGGTACACTCATGGCTGTATACGGACGATTGTATGTAAGTACTCCACTGGCTACTTCGATAGCTGTTGTTGACACCTACCAAAAAGCCGCGGGGACTACCACCTTGGCGTCTCCCACGGCTGATGTCGACAGCCCAGTAGCTGGGCGACTGCGCTACACAGGCACTGCCGAAAAGCCCATGTTTGCGCAAGCGTCAGTGTCGATTGAGGTCGATGCTGATGCTCTGGTCACATTGGCTCTAGCTAAAAACGGTGTGGTGGATGAGACTAGCGAGGTCGAGCAGCAATGTACTGTTGCAGGCGGGCCGGAAGCGTTTTCGCTGAATGCTGTGTTTAACTTGGATGGGGACGACTACATAGAAATATGGGTAAAGGCGGATGACACGATCGGGGTGACTTTGGGTAAAGCCACCCTGGCTCTTATTGCTACGTGAGGAGTCAATTATGATCCGTAAAATCTTTGTCAAGCCGGTAGCTGGGGCCCGTGTCAGGGACCCGTACCGTACTGGTAAGCCGCTACTGGGATCTGATGGTGATTGGGTACCAGACAATGCATATTGGCGCAGACGCATAAAGTTTGGTGAGTGCGCCCTTGGGGAGGGTCCCAAGGAAGCCACTTCAAAGCCTGTACAAAAGTCGAGAGTTAGGGAGGGTGACAAATGAGCATCTCCTTTAACCAGATCAGTATTGATTTGCTAACCCCAGGCACCTACGTAGAGTATGACTCCAGTAGGGCGGTGCAGACCACGCCAACCATGCCTAATGTGGTCTTGCTCATTGGTCAGCGCCTATCAACCGGTACCGTAGCCGCCGAGACGCCCGTTAGCGTACCGAGCGCCGCTAAAGGAGAGGAGTACTTTGGCCACGGGTCGATCCTGGCTCACATGATTGACGCATTCAAAGCGGCCAATCCCTACGTCGAACTTTGGGCTATCGCCCTGGATGATGATGCTGGGGGTACGGCCGGTACTGGCACCTTTGCATTTTCGGGTACGGCTACAGAAGACGGGGTGGTGTACGCCTATATTGGCGGCGAGCGCATTACAACAGCTGTTTCGTCCGGAGACACCGCTGCGACTATAGGCACCAATTTGGCCGCGGCAGTTACAGCGCACGTTGCGGATTCCAATCTGCCCGTTTCCGGAGCGGGCGCTGCAACAGTTACCATTACCTGTTTGCACAAAGGCACTCTGGGCAACAATATAGGCCTAGCCCTGAACCATAACACCGGCGAGTCTCTACCGGCAGGGGTCTCTTGTGTGGTCACTGACGTTGGTGGTGTTGTCGCCGGCGCTACCGACCCGGACGTGGCAGACGCAATCGCGGCCATGGGCGATGGTTGGTACACCACGATCATCTCCGCCTACGCCGATGACACCAATCACGACAAGTTGGAGGCTGAGGCTCTAGCTCGTTGGCATCCCTACGAGCAAAAAGACGTAATGCTTTTTATCGGAGCCTTGGGGACACAGTCGGCACTTACAGCTCTCGGTAATGCGCGTAACAACAAGTTTACCTGCTTGATGGGTGGTGGGCTGAGTCCTACTCCACCTTGGATCTGGGCTACGGTCGGAGGGGCTATTGATACTAGTGAGTCAGACCCAGCACGCCAACGAACCAATCTGCAGCTTACTGGCCTGGTGGCACCTAAGGTGTCTGAGGAGTTTACGCAGACCGAACGCGGGGTGTTGCTGACAGATGGCGTGTCGACGTTTACAGTCGGTGCTGATGGTAACTGCTACGTCGAGATGCTGATTACTACCTATCAGACTAACGCCGCTGGTGTACGTGACTGGTCTTACTTTAAGGTTACCACCATGCGCAGCCTGGCGTACATTAGATATGCCTTTAGGAGCCGCGTACAACTGCGATTCCCACGGCACAAGCTTGCTGACGACGGTACTAACTTTTCGCCCGGCCAGGCCATTACCACGCCGGCTATCGTGCGCACCGAGCTGTTAGCACTCGGCAGTGAGCTAGAGTCCTTAGGCATCATCGAAGGCTTTGACCAATACAGTCAGGACATGCTGGTGCAGCGGAATGCGTCTAACAACGATCGGTTGGACATCCGAATCGCGCCAGATCTGATCAACCAACTACTGGTCACTGCTGCCCAAGTGCAGTTTTTGCTCTAGTGCTACAGTATGGTAGCTCTAGTGCTTTAGGAAGGCGAGGTAGAAAATGCCGCAAATTACAGGAGTGGTTAAAATCTACGTTAACGGATCCTTGCAACGCTCGATCGAAGGGGCCGAGCTGGATCTCGGGGGATACGAGCGCGAAGCGGTGGTCGGGCACTCCGTATATGGGCACAAAGAGAGAGTAATGCCGTCGGTTCTGACGTGGTCTGAGGCGCATGCGTCAGATACCGTCTTGGCAGATCTAAAAGACATTACCGGTGCAACGCTGCGCTACGAATGCGACTCCGGCCGGGTCTATTTGGTCACTAATGCATTTGTGTCAAAGACGCTCAAGCTCAGTGGTGGTGACGGCGAGGTTGAAGTGGAAATGACAGGAGACCCAGCTAGAGAGGAAACTCGAAATGACGGATGAGCAGCTTGCATTGTACGAAGAGTACGCCGCTGACCCTAGGGTACAAACCAACGATGATGGTACTGTAACAGTAACCATTGAGCCTGTTGATTACAGAGGGGTGACGTACACTGAGATAGTGCTACGTAAAGCCAAGGGGCGTGACTGGGAACGCACCGATGGTGCTAAGGGCGTCGTTGGGCAGGGACTGCAGCTAGCTGCGTCTGTCTCTGGGGTACCCCTAGCAGTTTTTCACGAGATGGACGGCGAGGATGCCATTTTGTGCTCTAACTTGGCAGCGTTGGTGGGAAAAAAGTCGAGAACTGGAGGGACGTCTTCGGCAACTTAGCATACACATTTCGATTCCAGCCCTCTGAGCTTTGGGGTATGGACGCTGACGAGCTGCTAATGTGGGCCAAGCAAGCGGAGCGGATCAGTAAGGAACTCAAACGTGGCCGATGATCTAAAAGCCAACATAGTCATCAAAGCCATTGACCGCGCGTCGTCAGCGATGCGGACTGTAACCAAAAACTTTGAGACTATGAGAGCCGCTCAGAAGCGGGCCAATATTGCTTTTAGGAGGGCCGCCGATCTTCGTCAGGCAGGCGAGGGTGTCAGTAGGTTCTCACGAGCCATGATAGGGGCCGTTAGAGGCCCGATACAGGAGTTCGAGGAATTCCAGGCGACCATGAGCAACGTCAAAGCGGTTATGGGCGGCCTGACCGAAAAGGAGTTTGCAGATCTCACAGCGCGAGCCAAAGAACTCGGTGGTACAACTCGTTGGACCGCTACTCAAGCCGCCCAAGCAATGAAGTATTTTGGGATGGCTGGTTACGACGCCGAGAAGACTATGGCTGGGGTGCCAATTACTTTGGATTTGGCTACTGCGGCAGGGACAGATCTTGGTAGGACGGCCGACATAGTGTCAGATTTGATGGGGTCCTTGGGTGTCAGTATGAGTGACTTGCCAGAGTTCGCAAATCAGTTGACGCGAACGTTTACAGGGGCCAACGTGACGCTGGAGACTCTGTTTGAGTCTCTGATTTACTCCGGGGCTGTCGCGAAGCAAATGAAGGTCAGCAACCAAGAGCTGTTAGCTATGACGGGACTATTAGGCTCGGTCGGTATCAAAGGGAGTACGGCAGGGACCGCTTTGAGGGCAATGATTGCTAAGCTGACAGCCATGCGTAGGCAGGGCCAAAAAACTCTGCAGGCTCTCAACGTCGGCATTACCGATGTGGCCGGGAATCTGCGTCCGCTACCGGATATTTTGAGTGATGTGCTGATCAGCACGGCCGAAATGGGCACAGCGAAACGCGGGAAGGCTTTCGCGCATATTTTTGGGCTCGATGCCATGACGGCCGCTAGCAGTTTGGCTACTATGGGGCGAGACGAGATTGCCAAATTTACAACTGAAGTAGCTAGCGGCACTAAGACTGTGCAAGAAGTTGCACGTGTCATGGACGATAATGCTAGAGGTGCGACTGTTAGATTGTCTAGTGCTATAGGAGGCCTAAACCTGACTATGGCCGACCAACTAGAGCCTACTTTGACTAGTACTAAGCAAGAGCTTGCCGGAGTGATCCAGTCCTTAACCGAGTTTGCTAATGCGCACCCGACTACGGTTAAGGTTATCATGATGACTGTCGGGGCCCTAGGCGTGTTGTCGGCGGGTTTAACTGGACTGATCTTTACAATGGCTGCAGCCACTACTGCTATGGGCGTGTTTGCTGTGGCTATGGGCAGCCAAAAGACTGGCGCGGAACTCATGGGAGCCGCGCTGAAATTTTTGATAGTGCGCATACGAGCCTTAACAGTTACAATATTCAAACGGGCGATACCCGCTACTACTGTCTGGGTGTGGACGGTGGCGAAACGTTTGATGCCCACCTTTACAGGTTGGGCAACATCTTTATGGACCAAAGTCGTCCCAGCGGTTGGCGGTGCGGCGAAGACGATTTGGGTTAAAGCATTACCGGCCCTTGCAATGTACATCAAATCTGCATGGGCGGCCGCTGCAGCTAGTCTTGCTGCGGTGGCACCTTTTTTGGCCATTGGAGCTGCTATTGCTGGGGTGTCTTTGGCCATAGTGCAACTGGTAAAACATTGGGACGAGCTGGACTTTGAGGAGGGCATGAAAGGTATCAGTGAACACCTTAGCGAGTTTGGTATCTTGAGTACACTTGGTGAACTGTTCGACCCGCGTACTCTACTCAAGGATATGGGGGTGATGGGAGGGACAAAACCCCCTGTAATCACCCCCACAGCTGAGGCGGCTCCGGCGACACTTGGAGCGGCCGCACAGGCACAAGGTAGAGTAGACGTAGGCATCAAAGTTGATGCTGAGGGTCGAGCGACAGCATCTAAGATACGCGAGACTGGCCCGGTACGTACTGACATAGACACCGGTATGTTGATGGCAACCCCATGAGTTGGCGCGACGACTTACAGTTAGGGGGCAAGGGCTCATTTCGCGGCATTGAATTTTTCGTACGTCAGACCTCAGGCAGAGTTGGTCGGCGTACAGTGATCCACCGGTATCCGGGGCGCAATGACCCGGGGGTAGAGGACAATGGTCGCGAACCCCGAGAGTTTGATCTCGAGTGTTTTTTGCTCGGCGACAACTACATGTACGAGCGTGATCGGTTGCGACAAGCCTTCGAGCGACGTGGCCCTGGCGATCTGATACATCCCTATTGGGGTAAGCTGCGGGTAGTAGTAAATGGGCATGTGAGGATCCAAGAGACGCCCGACGAAGGTGGGATGGCACGTTTTGCCATGTCTGTAACGCAGGTTGGCAAAACGATCTCACCAATAGTTGCGCCGGATACCGCCGCCGGGGTCGAAGACGCTGCGGATGAGGCCGTTGAGGCTTTGGAGGAAGAGTTTGAGGAGGAGTTTACGGTTATTGGGTACATTGCTGACGTACTGCAGGATGCGGTAGACCTAGTTAACGGTGTAATCAGCGACCTGAACAAGATCAAGGGGTACGTCAACGCTGCCATGGCCATTGCCGACACGATCGGGGATACTATCCAGACTTTGGCCGACACGGTAACATCGCTCATCTTGTTGCCGGCTCAATTAGTTAGCTCGGTGCAAAGCATCGTCAATGGTATTATGGCATCCATCTCTACTATAGGTAGCGCTTGGGATAACTATTTTGGGGACGATGAGGATCCTGACTCTGTGGTCGGTGCTCCAGTTGGGTCACCTACGTCAGCGGCCGTGATTAGCAGTGATGTCAGGATAGACCTGGCCATGCGCGCTTGGCGTGAGCTCAATACTTTTGGTGATGACTTGAGTACCGTCAACGAAACTACTCCGCAGCGAGAGCGTCAAGCAGACAACCGGGTCGTCATGGTCAATCTGGTTCGCACGTTAGCTCTGATCGAAGGGTGCCGAGCATTATCAGCCATGCCTTTTACATCGAGCGACAAAGTAGACGAAGTGCGTATCGAGCTCTTGGCGGCTTTTGACTCCCTGTTAGATACTGTTGGTGACAAGGCTTATGCAGCATTAATGGACCTGCGCGTTGCTCTGGTGTCTCATTTTGCCATTGTAGCTGAGGACTTGCCCAGCACCATCACGTATACGCCAAACAGAACCATGCCAACCTTGGTGCTATCGCAGCAGTTATATGGTACGCCAGATCGAGAGCCCGAGATCATTTGGCGCAACGGCATACGTAATCCGTGCTTAGCTCCAGGGGGCGAGGCATTGGAAGTACTGGTCTATGACTGACTTAAAACTGCATATAGCCGGTTATAAGTATAGTGGCTGGACTAGTATCCGAGTTACCAAAAGCATGGATCAGCTCGCTCACTCGTTTGACTTGTCGCTGACTGACCGCTGGGTTGTGGAGGAGGCAGATCTCCCGTTAGAGGTTGGCCAACGGTGTCGTATCACCCATGACAATGTTGGCATACTTACAGGTTGGATCGATTCGGTAATTGCCGATTATACATCCGATGGCATGCGTATCACAGTGAGTGGCAGATCCCTAAGTGGTGATTTGGTCGATTGCGCAGCGACACACAGTGGCGGGCAGTGGAGGGGCTCCGGCTTGCTCAAGATTGCACAGGACTTGTGTTCGCCGTTTGGTCTCAGTGCCTATACCAATACTGATTTGGGCGGTGCCTTTCGGATCTTTGAGCTCCAAGATGGCGAAACTGTTTTCCAGGCACTGGAGCGCGCGGCCAGGCGTAGAGGTGTCTTGTTGCAAACTAGGCCCGACGGCAACATTGTGTTCGATCGGGTTGGCGGCACAAAGATAAAGACCAAACTAGTCTATGGCAGGAACATCCTAGAAGGCTCAAAGCGCACCAGTTGGCAGGATCGATTTAGCGCCTATACCGTCAAGGCTCAAGCGCAGGGCACCGATACATTTTTCGGATCGTCTGCCGCTGCGTTGAAAATGGTTAGCACTGACAGTGGGGTAACTAGATATCGGCCAACTATAATCTCGGCCGATGATGAGGACAGTGGCGAAGAGCTGCAAAAACGTGCTAACTGGGAGCGTAATGTGCGCGCTGGTAGAGCCGCCAAACTAGATTATCTAGTGCAGGGTTGGAGTCACACAGGAGGCTTGTGGCAGCCCAATAAACTAGTTAGCATCGAGGACAGAGTACTACGTGTTGACGATGAGGTACTGATTTCGGAGGTCACGTTCGAGCGTAACGAAAACTCTGGGACGGTAACCAGGTTATCTCTGGTGCGTAAGGAGGGCTATGACATCCAGCCGTTGCCGCCCCCGAAGCAAAAAACTGGAGCGTTGGAATGAGATTGCCGGATGCTTTGGCACTCAGGAGATTGATCGCGCCGCTCAGTCAACGCATACGAATGATCGTAGCTCGGGGGGTTGTCAAAGTGGTCAACGACAGTTTAAAATGCCAGGGATTGCAAGTTGAGCTCTTGGCAGACGAGCTGAGGGATGGTGTGGAGCGCTTTGAAGATTACGGCATGACGTCGCACCCGTTTGTGGACTCCGAGGTTTTGTATTTGTCCGTTGGTGGGCAGCGATCACACGGTATCGCAGTCCGCGTTTTGGATAGGCGATACCGCCCTAAAAACCTCGCGGAAGGTGATGTCTGCTTATTTACGGACAAGGGGGAACGGGTTTACCTCGAAACGTCTGGGGACATGCTGCATTTAGGGGCGAGATACGCCGACGATTTTCTGGCAAAGGCAACGGAGACTGAGGCCAGTGACTCTGCTATTAAGACCAACGTAGATGCACTGCGCACGGCCGTTAACGGTTGGACGCCTGCACCTGCAGACGGCGGTGCGGCTCTAAAGACTGCTCTAACCGCTTGGTTGGCTAGTACCATATCGCTCAGCTCTGTAGGGACTAGTAAAGTCAAGGGGTCATAACATGCTGCAGATCAAGTGGAGTAATACACAGCAAGAGCCGGACTTGGAGCGTGACGATAACTTCGTCAGTCGTGAGTGGATCGATACTGCTGCTTTGATCTCATTGTTTACGCGCCGACGTGCTGAGGATGATGACGAGTTGCCAGACCCGAAGAGTGACAAGGGCGGCTGGTGGGCCGATGCGTATTCGTCTGTCGAGGGCGATCTGATCGGTTCTAGATTGTGGTTGCTGAGTAGATCCAAGCTGTCTCAGAGCGTGTTAAACCAAGCGAGGGACTATATCACAGAGGCTATCCAATGGATGGTCGACGACGGTCTGTGCGAAAGCGTGGAAGTCACTACGGAGAGGTATGAAAACAGCCCAGATACAATGGCCATAAAAGTGCAACCCACTAAACCGTCTAAAGTCTTGGGTAAGTGGGTCGGTATTTGGCAGGCACACATGGAAAGGTTGTAGTTATGGCTTTTGCCAGGCCCACTTTGAGCAAACTCGTGTCACGGAGTCAGAGTGACATCGAGACACGCGTTGATGGATCTGTAGCATCGCTCAGGCGATCATTTGAGCTAGCCATTTCGCGTGCTGTTGCTGGGGCGGCACATGGGCTACACGGCCATCTAGTTTGGGCGTCGCGACAAATGTTTGTGGACACGGCTGAGGACGAGTTTGCAGTTAGACTGGCCAGCATTTGGGGGATCGAAAAAACGGCTGCAGCCAAGGCGTCTGGTGATGTTGACATCACCGGTACCCCATCGACAGTTTGTCCTGACGGTACTTTGTGGGCGTTGGGCGATGTTGTTTACGAGCAGGATGGAGATGCGACCATTTCTGGTGGCGGGTCGGCAACTATCACAGTGGAGGCCCAAGAGGGGGGAGCGGATGGTAACCAGAGCGTTGGCGCAACTCTATCTTTAGTAAACCCGGTTGCTGGTATTGACACTGATGGTACAGTGAGCGGGGCCGGCTTGACCGGAGGGGTTGACGAAGAGACTACTGCGGCTTTGAGGGAGCGTTTGCTGGCACGCATGCAAAGTCCTCCTAAAGGTGGCGGCCCTGGTGATTATGAGGCGTGGGCGCTCGAAGTGTCCGGTACTACGAGGGCGTGGCAGATCGCCAATGGCGATGGGGCAGGCACGGTAGTCCTGTATTTCGTAATGGATGATAAAGTCGGAACTATCATCCCGAACGGTAGTGAGGTAACTACCGTACAAGATTATCTAGATACCAAAGCTCCAGTAACGGCTGATGTAAATGTCTACGCTCCCACAGCTGTTGCGGTCGATTTTGAAATCGCGTTGACACCTAATATAGACACCGTGAAGCTAGCAGTGCGAGCGGAATTGGAGGATTATATCCTGCGGAACAGTGAGGCAGACGGCACGACATTTCCGCTATCGCAGCTAGACGAAGCAATATCCATTGCTACTGGCGAGACTGATCACGTTATGACCATACCAGCTAGCGACCCCACTTTTACAGTGGGGCAGATCGCTATCATGGGGGATATTACATGGGTGTAACATGAGCGGGATGACTATAACTGCAAAACAGACTGCTCTAGAGGCTGTGTTAGTAAACCTCACTGACGTCTACGTTGGGCTTTTTACAGAGCTACCAACAGATGACACGCCAACTGGCGGTGTTGAGGCTACTGGATCTGGATATGCACGTAAGGCGCACAACGCTTGGCTCAATACTACTGTTGGTGATGATGTCTATCGAGTAAACAACGGCGCGGTGGAGTTGCCAACCCTGACCGCTGATCTGACTGGGATCTACGGGTGGGGGATTTGGAGCGCGATCACCGGCGGCAATCTCTTAGCATATGGGCCATTGCTCGATGCTGGTGGCAGTGTGGTAGAGGACAAGACGTTTAGCGCCGGCAATATCCCCAGGTTCGTGCACCAGGAACTCAAAATCGGGTTGGACTGAGGCTAATTGAGACATGGCTTTCGAGGACATATACGCATCTACGACCACGACGATCATGCCCGAAGGCTATTACGATGAGGTCAATGAGGTGTACGCTGAGGTCTTAAAGGCTTTACTGCCCACTGGGGTCATTTGGGATTTTCGGGAGGGCAGCAATGCTTACCTATTGTTGCGAGCTCTGAGTTACAACTTTAGCCGGGTGGCTATCCGCGCGCAGCAATTATTGCTCGAGGCGCATCCAGATACGATGATGGAGCTATTGCCCGACTGGGAAAGAGTCCTAGGCCTACCTGGCAGTAATCCATCACCTCCTACCGCCCTGGCCGAGCGGCGAGCTGCGGTTCGAGCTAGATTGACTGAGCAAGATGACCCAACGCCGTCATTTTTTGTTGGGTTGGCAAACGACCTTGGTTACGACAAGGCTTATCTGGCTCACAAGCTCTACGACACGTTTGTAGCTGGGTCTAGTGCAGGCGATCCACTATGGGGAGACGATTGGGCGTTTTGGTGGACGTTGGAAGTTGTTGCTGATGCCTCCGACGCGTTATTGGACTGGACCGTGTCCCGAAATGTGCCTGAGCACACTAACCATGACGTGATCTATAAGTCTTACTACACGTGGTACGAACAAGCTAATCCAGCCAATGTGCGCCTAGACGGTGTCTATCATGACGGAGTACAGTACGTTGCCGTTGGTGCGTCCGACGGTAGTGATCCGTATGTCATTACCAGTACAGACGGAGAGCTTTGGACCGAGCAAAGTTGCCCTGGGACTACGGCTGATTTAAAACAAGTACACGGTAGTGGATCGTTATGGGTTGCCGTTGGCGCTCCAATTGGTGGCGCCTCACTGATCGTGACCAGTATTGGCGCAGTCTCATGGACGCTGCGCAGCAACCCATCTACCGGGACGCTCCAGGCAGTTTGGTATGGTAATGGGCTTTGGGTAGCTGTTGGAGAGTTTGGTACGGTGATGACCAGCCCGGACGGTATTACCTGGACGACTCGGACTCAACCATTAGGGAGCATCACGTACAATTGTGTGGCTTACGGCAACGGTCTTTGGGTAGCTATAAATGCCGGCAACAAGATCATTACGAGCCCGGACGGTATTACTTGGACAGCCCGTTCAGAGGGCAGTACAACCGGGGTCCAGGGCGTGCTCTATGCAAACAGCCTGTGGATCGCTGTCGGCAACAACGCCGATGGTACTCCGTACATCATTACATCAACTGATGGCATTACCTGGACGCGCACTACATCAGTGCCTGCAAAGGCGATTGGTAATGGCCTAGCTGAGTTGGCATATTCGAGTTTGATGGGCAAGTGGGTAACTGTCGGGCCGACTGACGGTGTCGACGCTAATATTTTTCAGAGCGACGATGGCCTGACATGGACGGAATCACCAAACGCGAAGTCGGTATCTCTAAACAGCGTGGCCCATGGCGCTACAACGCCAGGGACAGTAGTGGGCCATGCAATAGCGGTCGGGGTAGCTGACGGCGTTGATGCTTACATGGTAAGGAGTCAATAATGCATCGGATCGACTCACCAAATCGAGAGCAAGACAAGTTCGGGGCTGGTAAGGACGGATTTACAGAGGGAGTACCAGGCGTAACGCCGGCGACTGAAGTTACCGCTGACTGGCTGGACGGCGTGCAGGAGGAGCTGTGTAACCTCATCGAGGGCAATGGTGGGACGCTAAGTAAAGGCACTAGAACCCAGGTCCGCGACATATTGCGAAACATGGTAGGTACTGGGGCCGGGCCTGGTTTAAAGGGTACCGGCGGGTCAACAGATGGTACTGGCGTACACGGAGTTGGTGGGGCCACGAATGGTATAGGAGTTACAGCAGAGGGTACTGGTACTGGGGAGGGAGTAAAGGGTACTGGCGGGTCAACTGATGGCGCGGGAGTATACGGAGTTGGAGGATCTACTAACGGCGAAGGTGTCGTTGGTGCGGGTACTGGTACTGGGGAGGGAGTAAAAGGCACTGGCGGATCAACTAACGGTATTGGCGTTGTTGGCGAAGGTACCAGTACTGGGGTAGGTTTGAAGGGCACTGGCGGAACCTCTAACGGCGATGGTGTATATGGGATTGGGGGGACCACTAATGGTATGGGCGTCGTCGGCGAGGGTGCAGGTACTGGGGTAGGGTTGAAAGGCACTGGCGGGGGTGCTGACGGTGATGGTGTCTATGGGGTCGGAGGAGTTACTAATGGTAATGGTGTTGTTGGTGAGGGCACAGGCACAGGGGTCGGAGTAAAGGGTACCGGTGGTAACTCTAACGCTGATGGTGTCTATGGGATTGGGGGGACCACTAATGGTAATGGTCTCGTTGGTGAGGGTGCAGGTACTGGAGTTGGAGTAAAGGGTACCGGCGGAACCTCTAACGGTGATGGCGTATACGGGGTTGGGGGGGCGACCAATGGTGACGGTGTTGTTGGTGAGGGCACAGGTACTGGGGTTGGGGTAAAGGGCACTGGCGGTTCTTCGAGCGGCATCGGAATAGAAGGCACTGGTGGTAGCGGGCATGGTCTTGGGGTGAGTGGTGAGGGGGTTGGGAGCGGGAGTGGCGTATCGGGAGTTGGAGGATCTAGCGGGCATGGTGTAACTGGTTATGGGGGATCTACCTCCGGTTATGGTGGGCGGTTTATTAGCCCTGCCGACCATGGGGCTTACATCCAAGGTGATACTAGCAGCCCAACTAAATCAGCATTACACATCGAACCCCAAGATGCGGCTCCTACCGGCCCTAATGCAATAGGCAATATTTATGTTACTACTGCAGGAGTACCTTATATCTGTACGGTTGCTGGTACACCTGGTACATGGACAAAAATCTCTGCGACATAGGGGTTGATTATGCGTATTCTGCTTGCTCTAATACTGCTCTGTGTAACATCTACAGCATACGGTCAAGCCGATGCACGTTATTGCAGAGTCGGTCGTGATGGTATCGTAGTACGGGACGGTGCTCTTAACGGTACCGTATCGTTCAATGTTGGGCCAATGCAGTGCGGTGCTCGTGTTAGCTCGTACACCTATATGATCCTAGAGCTAGAGTACACACACGATAGCAATGGCAATGTCGTTGTAACCTGTTTGACTGGACAGTCGGTCGCCACCGCGGACAAAGCGCCCCAAGGATGCGCTTCGGTAATTGATGGGGTGTGCACTGCTGCCGATATTGGTGTAGTATCCAAGGCTGTAACTGCCGACAAAAAGTGGGCTGTCCGATTAGGTATTCGCGGGTACCGGACATGGACTTGTACAATCACCCATGACGGCACTCCGACCGCAAGCGATTTGGTTACGGTAAGGGCTCACTTGGCTGATTGAGGAGGTTACAATGTTGAGTGTGTTGGCACTACTTGCGGTGGGACAGACGGCGTTTTACGCAGACGCATTTTACATCGACCAGGCTGGAGTAGGTGACACCACGATCTCCGGCGACCTGACGGTAAATGGTACTTTTTGGTTGGGCGGCAACAATGCCATTAGGGCTGTTACCAGTGTTGACAATCCCGGTAACGGCACCTGGCTGGATTTTACGTCAGTGCAAGGGAGTCTGACGATCTTCAAACAGGTCACACCTAGCGTTGAGCTCGGGCGTTTTCTGGCCAACCAACTCGAAGCGTTTTCGCTGGACGCCGCAACTAAACAGGCCGTTATGGAACACGAGGGTTTTAGACTGCAGTCCGGGGGAGTTTTTAAATTTGCCGACGGTGTGAGCCTCAATGCTGTTGATAGCCCGACCTATGATATTGGATTCGGGCGTGCCTCAGCTGGGGTGCTCGAGATCAACAACGGCACCTTAGGGACTTTGAGAGACCTCACAGCACGTGACATTACAAGCGGGACAGACGGGCAATTTATAGCCCAAGATGGCACTTTCTTGGCTCCGGGGATCACGTTTGCTGGAGACCCAGATACAGGTATTGCTAAAGGGGGCGACGATCGGATCTCCCTGATTACCGGTACCTACGCAGCACTATCATGCAACACTGCAGGGTGCTGGGTTACTAGCCACCCATTTTTTGATGCCAACGGGCCGTTAGGCCTATGCCAATCGTACACAGTCCCATCGATCGTCTCTGGCGTTGGTACAACTCACGTGTGCGGGCAAACAGAGTATGACGATGATGTGTTTTTCGAGGATGGCGCATCGGCCGTCAACTCCACATTCGCAGCGACTGATATCGACGTGGATGATGGGACTACAGTTACTTTTGCGGCCGACCCCGGCGATGCTTCGAAAACCGCTACAGGCCTACGCGCGGTTGGAAAACACCTGCTGGGAGTTACTGGGAGAGTAACAACCACTGGCACTAACTGCTCGAGCATAGACATCGGCGATGGTACTGATGTGGATCGTTATGGCGATGATATAGCCGTATCGGCAGGCACTACGTTTGACGCGGATGATTGGACAACCGATGCAATGGAGTTCATCCCGACTGCATCTGGGGCCGGGGACGTCGTGGTAACAGCCAATGGGGGTAATTGTTTTGATCTGGTTGTCAAGTTGAGCGTGCACGTTTTGGATTACACTGCTGCTACAGCAGACTAGGTGGAGTGATGCCTAATCAAGGTGGTGATTACGGACTTTTTGACGCGATCTACGAAACAGTACAGCGTACTGACAAGCGTGTTGAGGGAGTAGAGACCAAGCTAGCAAAGGTGGACAATGATGTACACCGCTTGTCTGGGGAGGTCGAGGTGTTGCGTGACGTGGTGTGCAGACCAGGCGAGGTGACAGGGACATTTTTGGGTGTCGGCGGCAAAAAGTGGAAGGCCGTTAGCGCTTTCGTGGCCGCTGTCGGTATTGGCGTAGGCGCTGTACTCGGCTGGATGGAGATCACGCAATGAGACGATATACTATTGGCATAGATGCTGGTCACCCATCTTACTCAGGGGACAGGGGAGTTGTAACTTCGGACTTTGTCGAATCTGACTACACCATATCTATGGCCCATCTTGTGGCAAGGTGGATCAGAAATTCGTACGAGCCGTTTGATCTAGCCATAACAAGATCTCGGATTGACGAGGTGCTGAGTCTGAGGCGTAGGGGAGATCTCACTAAGGGTTGCGACCTTGCTATCTCACTACATGTCAATGCTGGACCCAAGCCTACGTGGCATGGCGGAATGGCGTTTACCCGACCTGATGAAGATTTGTCCATAATAGGTATAGGCGATCTGATTATGGACGCTTGGCCTAGAGAGCTCGTAAATCCAAAACACTCAACGTGCCACATAGCCGATGAACAGTATCCGCAGGTGTTCAATGCTTTGGAACACTATAAGTGTCCAGGGCTGCTAATTGAAATGGGTTATGCAACCAACGCGAGCAACCTAGCGGCCTTGCAGAGGCCATCAATCCAGTCTGCAATGGCTGCAGCTATCATGGTCGGCTTGGTGAGATTTAGACACATCATGGAGGATCGTAATGACAAAACTTGAAAAACTCAAACTCGAAGTTTGGAGGATAGGCGCAACTTTTCTAGAGGACAAAGACGGCGTCAAGGTAGTCAGCCTTGGGCGTCTGTCTTTCCTGGCGATCTTCGCGATCGCTCTGTGGAAGTGGTCGCACGACACTAATCCACCGGATACGATGATGACAGTGATGTACGCGTTGCTAGGGTATATCACAGCTAGCAAGTTGCCCTTTATGTCCTCCAACAAGTAACGCAGATAAAGGGGGAGCCGGGCCTTTACTGACAGGGATCTCAGATCTACGCTATGGAGAGACCCGGCTCCAGAGGAAGCAGCAACGCTCAGAACGTAGCACATACGTCGACCCCTGTCAACTTGACGTTTCTGGTCAGAGCGGTTACCGTTAGTCGATAGGAGGACTCAGCAACCATGCGTATCCTACTCGACGTTGATGGCGTACTAGCCGATTTTTTGGGGGTTGTACTAGATCTGTTTGATGGGTCCGTCAAACGGGAAGACTTCAAGGATTGGGGATTTTCGAACATGACCAAAGTGCAGAGAGAAGTTCTGCACCATGCAATGGGCGAGTCGAAATTTTGGGGATCTGTAAAGCCCATCCCGGGGGCTGTAGACGGTGTGAAAAGGCTGCGGGAGAACAGTGATGTGTTCTTCCTGACCTCGCCCTGGCTGTCTTGTAAAACCTGGGGCTATCATCGATACAACTTCTTACGCCACTTCTTCGGGGCTGATCATAATAGCCTGATCCAAACAAGCTCTAAGTACTTGGTTAGTGGGGATGCGTTTGTAGACGACAGCGTCGATCACGTACGAAAGTGGCACCAAGAACATTGGGGAGGCCTAATATACGTGTATGCGCAACCATATAACATAGACTCCGAATATCCATCGTTTACCTGGGATAATATCCCGCGAGACTTGTTAGGCTGACGTATGAGGATTTTTAAACATCCACCAGACCCTGCGAGGGCAGCAATGTTACTGGAAAAAGCCAAAGTGATAAAGCCTGAAGGAGAGAGTAAGGAAGAGGGGGAGAAGCACGATGATGGGAAAGCGCCAATTGGGTTAATACCCCCGTGGGCGCTTTGGGAAGTAGCCAAGGTGTTACAACATGGAGCTAAGGAGTACTCCCCATGGAATTGGGCTAAAGGGATGTCTTGGAGCCGAGTATACAATGCCGCTCAGCGCCACCTCCTGAAGTGGCAAATGCGAGAATCCCCAGACAAGGATAGTGGACTGTCTCATCTAGCTCACGCCGCTTGCTGCTTGATGTTTTTGATTACCTATGAGCTAAAGGGGATCGGTCGGGATGACCGCCCTAACATCTAACGGCTCCACTAGTAGACTAGGTGCCCACGGCTCTCTGTAACCCACCAAAAAGATCATTGTATCACGATCGGCACTCTTCGTTGGGGTACCGTCCGGGCGTAAAAAGTTGATTCGCTTGTTGGGCACCAGTATATGCCCATCCGGAACGACCCAATCGTGAAACCATCGCTGGCTGCACGCCACCGGTCCGATCAGTACGCTCCTATGTCCGTGCGCAAGGTTAGAGGTTACGGCCGTGCACATTGCTCGGTCAAAGATAGAAAACGGAGGATTGGCAAACGTCCGATCCAACCAGGGGGCCACCAACCCATTATCTCCCTGCTCTGTGTAATACCGTTTGCATAGAGCGTTGTGGTGGTCGGCAAACGCATCTAGTTGGAACGGGCCATAGAGCTCATTGAGTAAGTCGAATAACCATTTTGGTGTTCTCATGTCTTGTTGGCCCATCGTCGTCACTCCCTCACCTTTTTTCGCAATGGACCAGTACCGTATCGCGGCACTGCCGTTCTGTCCTTACGGCAACCCAACCCGGTCCGGGCGGTTGTTCTGACGTATTAGACAAAGATCCCAAGACCCACAAATAACGCACTTTGACTGTTTTTGCTGTTTCCCAATCTCCCATCACTCACCTCTTACTTTCTTGATGTACCAATAGCCTTTTTCTTTGTTCTCTTCGAATTCCACTCTTTCCACTCCGCTCCAAATTGCTTGCCCCAGGCCTTCTGAGCCTCCCGCACCGCCGTTTGGAGTGGCTTGCCCCTGTCTATCTCCACACACATCCCGAAGTTCCTTCCGATCTTCCCGCTGATCGAAAACAGCGCGCTCTTGCCGTTCAGCGTGATTCTCCGCTCCATGTGCTTGATCAGCAATCGGATCAGCTTGAGTGGTCGCCTCCCACCGGTCACTAACTCGTCGTGGATGTTGGCCAGTATCCCTTCGTCCCTCCAATTCAGCCCGTCCGCAATCGGCTTGATCGCAGGGTTGAGTAGATCCGCGGCGGTGTGCTGCACCGGAAGGTTGAAACATTCCTGCGCTTTCACGCGCACGTACAAATAGATTCGATGCCCGCTCAAGGGCGCCTCGATATAACGCTCTTGATAAGCGGTGTGCAAAACTTGTTTGTGCCATTGTACAATCTCCGGGTGTTGGCGCCCTAACTCATCACTAAACTCGATGCATTGCCGCAGGGTGATATCGGTAAATCCTTTGGTGACTAGAGTCCTATGTAGAGTTGGTGGCTGAGCCCCGTAGCACCACCCGAACTCCAAGTTTTTTGTGACGTCTCTCTCATTTTTTGATAGGTCCTCTGGCCTGCGCCCAAATAGCGGGGCCCCGAACATCCTGTGCACATCCTTTTTTTCGTCGAACCACCGCAGGACGCGTTGCGCCCCGGCCAACAGCGCAATGATCTTGATCTCTTGTTGGTCATAATCGGCCCTGACTATCCAACCATCGTCGGTGGGTGGTAAAAACATGTCGCGTAGACCGGTTAAGACTCTGCCATTGCGCTCTATGGGCTTCGGGATGTTGGCTAGATTTGGTGAGGACGCCCACCGGAACGTGCGTGCTTGCATTACTCTTTGTGAGCTGTGGATACAACTCGTTTTTGAGTCTAGTAGGTTACTGGGGTCGCAGTAGGTAGTTACCAGTTTATTGGCCTGACGAAAGCGCAACATGGCCCGCCCCATAGCTGCTACTAATGGGCGGTCGTCCAGTGCTAGATCCTGCAGTACTTCTTTGTCTATGCTAGGCTTGCCAGTGACAGCACTCCATTTTCTTGGGCGTACTTTCAACTTGTCAAAAACCAACTTGCGTAGATGTTCTTGGCTGTTGGGGTTAAACTTTTTACCCCATGCCGGCCAGTATTTTCTGGCGATGACTCTCAACTCGCCCTTAGCTCGAGACCTTCGTTGGCGTAGCAACCGCCGATGCATCAACATTCGATCTCTGTCGATGCGAAAACCCAAAGTCTGCATTTTCATCGCTGCGTCCTGCATGTTTTGTATGAGTAGATGGTAGATTTCCCAGCCGCTACTTTCGTCAGCCAAACGCTGTTCGAGCGGCGTCTTGAGCCAAACAGGGCTCCAAGAGTCTTTAGCACAATACTCATTGAGCTCTGAGGGTTTGCGCTTTGCAAACTTCGCAGCTCCCTTTTCGTTTGATGCCGTATGTTTTTCTTCCTTCCAGCGTGGGCCGTGGCATTCCTCAGCCATGATCCAACCCAAGTCATGCCAACGACCTACTGCTACAGCAGTATGCGCCGGGTGGCTGTCCCACGCATAGTTTTTCCACTTGATCCGCAACCGATCAAATGTCAGTAGGTCGTGTGGGCCATTCTGGAAAGCCAGAGGGATCTGCTCGTCTTCCAAAATACCGATCACTTCCTCCATGATCCTGCGGCCGATTGGGGAACTCTTGATACTACTTACTGCACCGTACTTACCTGCGTTGTACCCCTCCCAAGGGACGCACACAGCAACGTCTTCATTGGCGACCCCGATACACATGCAGAGATCACGTAGCGGGTTAATGCCTCTAGTTTCGACGTCGGCCCCAGTGAGTTTTTTGGCTCTCCTGATCTCTCTCAAAGCTCGTAGTGTTGTCTCATTGACCGCAGTATGGATCGGCGGCCACTCCCAATCCGGTATTAGATTATGGGCCAGATCCCATGCGCGCTTTGTGTGGATCATAAAGATGGGCTTAAAGGCCCATCCCTTTTCGCGCAGTATGGCTGCTGGGTGCATAGTCGGCAGTATCTTAAAGTCTTTGTAATAGCCCAAACCTTGCAGTGGCGCTCCCGACCAGGCTTTTATGGATGGCAGTCTGTCACCCCTCGGAACGATCGTGTGCAGAGCGACAGCGCCACAACCTAATATCCACGTGGTCCTGCACTTACTCAATTCATCTCGTAAGCGTTTGCTGCAACATCTTATCGCTTCGCGCCACTGCTTCGGGCTCGCTTTGTTTTTTGGGCGGCACATAGTGCTATTGGTTATGTGCATATCATCGCGGTCCAAACCCCAGTAGTTGAGGCAATCGTTAAAGAGATCTCCACTTGGGCCGATTAGATACTTGCCAAATATTTCCTCCGTCGGCCCTGGGGACTCCAATAAGACTATGAGCTTGACTGGTTTGGTTGGGTATGGTGGGACAGCGATGCTGTTCTTAAACGGGCACTCGTCACAAAGGCAACCTAATGTACGCGGGTCGAACACTACTGCTCCCGTACGGAGTGATGGCCTTGGGGGTTAGGCGGCTATTAACCACCTAACCCCAGCGGCCCCTCACAAAACTGGTTACTTCTTCTTCTTCTTTTTCTTCTGCTTTGTGGGTTTCGGTTTTTCGGCTTCCTCGTTCTTCTTGGCTTCCTCGTTCTTTTCGTTTTGACGAGCGTCGTGGGCGTCCCAGTCAAAGGGTTCAGCGTTGGCCGGGATATCTGGGTACATATTATTTACATTCGTAAATCTCCCGGTCTTGTCCAAGTCTACGTCACCCCAATACGCTGCGCCAACCAAGCCGTTCGGGTCGCTGTAGAGTTCCACGTACTTTTCGAGTACTGTGCGATAAACCTCTTCCCGGTACCTTTCTTCAACTTTCAGCAGGGCTACCATAGCCTCTTCCGGGTTTTCCCCATCGTCCAACGCGGCCACGACCTCATCTTTATAGACGAGACTCCCGTCTTCGTTGCGGGTCGGGTAGGCCG